CGTAGCCGAGGACGCCGACGTCGCTCGCCGCCTTCAGCGCCGCGATCATCGCGAGTTCGATCTGCGCGATCATGGCCGCCGCCAGTGCCGACGCGCGGCGCGGAAGAGGCGATAGGCGCCCTCGTAGAGCAGGATCGCAACGACGAGGACGAGCACGGCCGGCCAAGCGAGCGTGAACGGCCAGACGTCGGGCCTCCGCCGGATCGGCCAGAAGCGGAGCAGCGCGATCGAAATCCAGAGCCAGCCGGCGACGAGAAAGAGCGCAGTCTTCATGCCGATCCGCCCGCGAACAGGTCCGGCGCCTTGTCGGAGAAGAAGTCGGTGAACATGTCGGCGGCGGCTTCACGCTCTTGCGAGCCGAAACCGATCACCGGGCGCGCGGGAAGCACGACTTCCTCGACCGAGCGAAAGCCGAGCCCGCCGGGAAGACGAAAGGTCAGCTTGCCGCCGCCCTTGGCGCGGATCGTCGCGCCGAAATGGTTCGGCGCCGCATAGAGGACGTTAGTCCCGACGCGGATCTCGCTCGCGCTCGATTCATAGGTGATCGATCCCTTGTAGCGGCCGCTGTCGGTGAGCGTCTTGCCGCCCTCGACCTTGGCCCGGATGCTCGGCTTGAGCGGGCTGCCGTCGACGTCGACCTCCCGATCGAAGCGATCGATGGTAAGGCTTTCGAATTCCACCCCAAGCGCATCGTTGAATTCGGACAGGTCTTCGCCGGCGGCGACGAGGGCGGCCATCTGCTGTTCGGCGCGGCTGTCGCCGAAGATGCTGACGCGGAAGGACACGCCGCTCATAGCGAGCGGTCCAGCTCGTCGCGGGTGAAGCGCTTGCGGCCGGCGATATGGATCGCGCCGGGCCGCGCCGGAACGGCGGTGATGTCGCCTTCGTCGATCTTGATCTTGCCCGCGGCGATATCGCGCAGCGTCTCGATCGCGGCCTTGTGCTTGTCCTTCACGCCATCGGGCGGCGTCGAGCGGTGCAGCTCATAGAAAGCGATATCGCACGCGAGCTCGGTCAGCAGCGGCGGGACCGGCAGGCCGGTGCGGTCGCCATATTTGGCGGCGACATAGCCGTCGATCTTGTTGCCCGCCTTCTTCAGCGCGCGCTCGATGCGCTCGGCGTCGATCTCGCCCGCGCCCGCCCAGTCGGAGAGCTGGACGAGGTCGCGCTCCTCGAACGTGGCCTGCATATCGGCAAGGGTGGCATAGACGATCGACATGGGTGCTCATGATTGAAAGGAAGGAGAGGTCGGGCGCGGCGGACAACCTGCTGAAACCGCCGCGCCGTCCCCCTTCAGCCCTTGGCGCTAGCTGCCGCCGAGGACTTGCGACCCGAAGAACGAGCGGGTTTGGCAACCGTCGTGGACGGGGCCGGCTCATCCTTCGAAGCATCGTCGGATTTTGCTTCGGCGACCGGAGGTTGCTGGGTGCCCTCCGGTTGGTTCCCTGCGTCCGCACCGGCGGCTGGCGCCGCCTCCGATGCGTCCGCCCCAGCGCGAGACTGCTCACCGGGCGCCGCCGACGCGTCCGATGCCGGAGGGGTTTCAACAGCGGGGGCCGCGTCCGTGCCGCCGTCCGCCTTTCCATCCGCCGCCGGCGACGGCGCCGCGGCGTCGTCCCCATTGGCGTCAGGCCCCTCCGGGCTCTGCAATTTCGTTTTGCCGATCAGTCCTTCGACGATCGCCTGGATCGCCTCGCGCGCACCCTCCTCATCGGTGGCGAGCTCGGCCGCGGTCGCCATGTCGGCAAGCGCCTGGCGTTCCGCGTCGCTGACCGGCACGAACGTGTCGGACGCATCCTCGTCGGCGCGCTCGACGACCAGGACCGGATCAGAGACGATCGCCGCGATCGCGAGCAACGCGGGCACGCCGTCACCGAAACTCTCCGGCCCGATGATGAGCGGTTCGCGCGAGAAGGCGAAGCCGGCGCGGCGGCGCGAAGCCGCCAGCGCGGTGACGCGGATCAGGCCAGCCACGGCACGACCACCAGCTCCGCGGTGCCTTTCCATACGTTGGTCGCACCCGCCGCATCGCGCTCGGCATTCAGTATCTCGAGACCTTTGGCCTCGAGCGACGGGGGAACGATCAGCTTCGTCGGCTTCAGGCCCAAGGGACGGCCATAGTCGCCCTTCATGCCCTGCATCCCGGCGCGGGCCGCGGCATAAGCGGCCGCGTCCAGCGCCTGCTTGCTGCCATAGGCAAATTGCCAATAGCCGAAGCCGACATTGTAGCGGGCATCCACGCCATAGAGGAACTTCTTGCGACGGAAGACATTCTCGTCGGTCGGATTATCCTTGGAGACGAACTGTGCCGACTTGCGATTCTGGAAGATGAGCGGCTTCAGCGCGCGGGTGTCGTCGATCAGGAACCACGGCGTTCCGGCGCCACCTCCGCTGTTCGACACCGATTGGACTTCGCCGTTGGCATCGAGCACCGGGTGATCGGTGTCGAAGAAATTCTGCCCGTCGTAGCATGGGGTCGCGAAGCCAGCGAGGAACAGCGCCCAGGCAAGCTCATCGGGGTGCGCGCCGGTCGCGCGGCCCATTTCTTCGAACAGCGGACTGTAGATGCCGATATTGTCGTCTTCGATATCGTTGCGGTCGACCTCGACCGTGTCTTCCCAGTCCTTGTTCTTGATCGTGTAGCCGTGGGTCGCGATGCTGTTGACGACGCGGTCGCCCAGCCATTCGCGCATCCCCTTCATCTTGCCGAGCCAGCCATATTCGTTCTGGCTGGTCGACGAGTTGATCGTCGTCGCGATGACCGACAGCATCGAAGCCGCCTGGCCGAGACCGCGCTTGTAGGCGCCGTTGAAGCCGGTCCCGAGGGCCCGCAAATTGGCGTTGTTGATCAGCATGTGAGCTTGTCCTTGGTCTGAAGAGGAGCGTCAGCCGAGCGCGACCCAGACGCCCTGGGCGTCCACGTCCACGATTTCTCCGGCTTTCGAGCGGGTGGTGCCGCCGTCGGTCTTCGCGACGGTTTCGTCGTCGACGATGTAGCAATCGTCGCCGATCTCGGCGCGGGTGATGGCGTCGGCTGCAGCGCTGTTCTTGAAGCGGAAGACGCCCTTTTCGATCTCGATCGTCACCGCGCCGGCTGCGCCGTCGCTATTGTCGACCGTAGCGAGCGCCATACCGTCGGCGACGAGCGTCGTCGCGACTGCGCCAGGCGTCGCATAGCCGGTGGCCGACAGGCAGGTCAGCCCACCCTGGAAGATTTTGACGCCCGCCGCGACACCGCGACTATACGTCTTGCCATCGCGCGACGGAGTGCCGCGCTCTGCGGACAATGCCATCAGTTGCTTCCTTTCTCTTCAGCCTCGCGGTCGGCGAGGAATTGCTCTTCGGTCATGCCCATCGCGCTCGCGACGGCGAGTTCGGTAGCATTGAGCTTGCCCTTGCCAGCCTCGGGCTCACCTTCGATCGCGGGCGTTCCGAGCCCGCCCTTCGGCAGCGCGCCGAGGAATGCGTCGAGCGCGGTTTCGTCGGCGATCGAAGTTGCGTGGGCGACAAGCGCAGGCGGCAGCTTGCCGTCGACCTGCGCCTGGTCGATCTTGGCCTTGCGCTTGTCGGACTGCAGGGTGCCGAGCGAGGCGGTGAGAGATTGGATCGACGTCTGCAGCTCGGCGACGGTTTCGACCGGCACGAATTTCGCCGGATCGGGATTGGCGGCATTGTCTGCCTTGACCTTCAGCGCGGTCGCCGCGGCGACGAGGTCGGCGTCGGCAGCGGCGCCGAGCGCGCTGGCGATCGCCGTCATCGTGGCGGCGCCGCCATTGAGGTTCGCGATCGCGCGGAGGACTTCCTCCTCGGTCGCGTCCTCGCCAAGGCCGAGGGCCTTGGCAATTGCAGGGAAATTCATGGATGCACTTCCTTCTTGGGTGGAAAGGGCGCTCGCCACGGCGGCGAGATCGAGCGACGGCGTGTTGGTCAGCGCCGCGTTGATGATGCGAATGACGCGCCCCTGGGCGTCATGCTGAAAGACGGGGGAGAGGTAGCGATACTCGCGGGCGCCGAGCGCACTGGCGGCGGCGGCGGTCCATTCGACGTCGGCGAACACCCCCTCGTCGGTCGCGAAGACGCGCGACATCCAGCCGGCGGCCGGCGCGGTCCCGCCGACCCCGGCGCGCGCGCCGAACACCGACTGGTGATCATAATCGACGACGATTTGGTTGCTGCGGTGATGCGCTGCGGTCGCCGCCGCGATGCGATCGGCGTGGGCGCGGTCGTCGACGCGGACGACGGGCGGCTTGCCGTTGCGCGACGGATTGGAGCCGATCGCGAGAAGCTGGATCACGGCCGGGGCGCCATCCTGACCCGCGGCCGACGCGATCGCGATCGCACCGGCCCCATAGGCCAGATCAGCAGTTCCGCATGATTTTCCCCTCTTCGACACCTTGGCAACGCTCCCCGCGCTCGGCGAGAGGCCGATCGACGAGGTTGCTATGGCGATGTTGGGGAACGCGTATCAGATGACATTTGTCACGAGGGCGCGCGCGCGCCGATGCGCCTCCATGACACGCCCTTTCGATTCGGGCCAAATATTTCGGATCAGCTGTCGGCCGACCAGGCGAGCGTGCCCTTTCGCGCCGCCGCGACGCGGCCGCCCGGCATGCGCCGCGCGCGCCACCAGTGAGCGATATCGACGACCATCACGGCGCCGTGCCGATCGGGCGCTCCAAAATAGCGCCGGACGAGCTGCGGCGGCGCATCCGGCGCGGTGATCCACAGCCAGCGTATCTCGGCCGGCGACCGGATCGCCGCGGCGACCTCGTCGAGCTCGGCCGCGGCGAGGCCGGCGGGCAGCGCCACGCGGTCGCCGTCGCCACGAAACCAGCTCGCCGCGATCGCGATGGGCCAGCCACCGACATCGACAAAGATTGCGCCCGCGACGCCAGCGGCCCTGGTCGTCATCCCGAAGGCGGCGAGGAAGCCGCTCACCGCATCCTCATCACCCTCTGAGACGGCGCTCATCGCCGCGATATCGCCGCCGCCGGTGTAGGGATCGGGTGCGATACCCGAACTGCGCGCCTTGCCGACATGATAGGCCCAGCCGGGATCGATGCCGCGCTCGATCATGTGGATTTCGCCGGTGCGCTTGTTGATCCACTGGCGCATCGGGAAGACCTGCGGCTCCGTCACCTTCAGCCCGCGCCGCTCGGCCTGGCCGCGCGAGATCGGCTTGGGCAGGCAGCGGCACCCCCAGCCGTTCGGCGGATAGTGGGTGTCCCACCAGGGATCGTCGACGGGCAGCACCGTGCCGTGCCAGGCGTGATGCTGCGGCCGCTCGCGTCCGTCCATCACCGATACATATTCGAGGAAGGGAAAGGCACGCTTGTTGCGCTCGATCCGTTCCCATCGCCCGGCGGCATAGCTCGTCCGCATGTTGGTTTCGAAGATCGTCTTGAGCCGGCGCGGACTGCCGAGCTGGACGAGCTCGCTCTCGCCGGTCGCGGGATCGACCATTTCCTTGCGGCCCCACCATCCCGCCGCCTCGAGCCGCGGGCGGAGTTCCTTCGCGAACATCTGCAGCGTCTCGCCCTCGGCGATCGCGCGGTCGACCGCTTCGCGGAGCGTCTCGAGAAGATCGCGCGTCATCGCCTTGGCGACGGTGAAGCCGCGGCCATGCTCTTCGTGCTCGACGTCCTGCCACGAGAAGCCGAACTGATAGCCCTTCGCCCGGAACCAGGCGATCGCCTCGGCGGGCGGGACGTCGATCGGGAGCGCCTGGTCCGCCATGCTACGCCCCGATCAGGGCGCGGCCCTCGACGTCGCCCAGCGCGCGGCCGTCGCCGGCGCCGAGCAAGTCGGTGAGCTGCCAGTCGAGCCCGCGAAAGCGAACGAAGCCGCCAAGGTTCGGACGGAAGCCCGGAACGGCGCCGATGCGAAGATGCCGACCGGCCTGGCCGAGGCACGCGTCGATCGTCGCCTGCGGATTGCGGCTATACCAGGCGCGTCGCGTCACGCTGCCGTCATCGGCGCGCTGTTCGTGGAGCACCGTCGCCTCGATCGCGGCGATCGCGGCCGACTGGAGGCGCGCGCGATCGGCCTGGCCGAGCTGGTCGCCGGGTTCGACGAGCAGCCCGATCGACGTGCCGGCGTCGTCATGGTCGAAGCGGGGCGCATCGGCCGGCGCGGTCGCGACTGCCCCATCCTCGTCGCGATACGGCGCAGCCGTCGGGCGGGCGAAATCGAACCAGGCGTCGAACAGGCCCTGGCCGATATCCATCAGCGCGCCTCCCGTTCGTCATCCTGCTGGGCGGCGGCGCCGGCGACGCGCGCCGCGAAGCCCGCGCGCGCGAGCAGCGCCGTGACCTTGCTGTCGTCCATCGCCCCGATGGTCCCCGCGAGGCCGTCGCGAAACTCGGCGAGCGACGAGCTTGTGGCGAGCAACTCTTCGATCGGACCCAGCAGCGGCTCGACCAGCTCGGCCCAGTCGTCGAGGAAGGCGTCGGCGGCTTCGTCGATCGCATCGGGCTCGCGCTCGCGTGTCGAGGCGGCGGTTGCCACCCCGATTTGCCCTTCAGGCGATTTAAGAGGGGTTAAGAGGGCAGGAGTCGGGGTTGGGCGGGGGCGCAGCCCCTCTCGGGGCGCTGACGGCGCTCCTGAGGGCAAATTCTCGGCAATCGGCGAAGCGGCCGCCTGGAGCACCTCCTCGCCCGGCTCGGGCTGGGGCAATCCGGTCTTCTCGGCCATCTGGCGCGCACCGACCTTGACGCCCAGCGGCACCAGCGCGGTTGCCGCCTTCAGCAGCGTATCGACGCCTTCGGAATCGACCTCGCCGACCTTGATCCGCGGATATTCATCCTGCGGGCCGAAGTTGAACATGATCATCGGCACGACGATGTCGCGCCGGATCGTCGCGCCGAGCATCGCGGCGTCATAGTCGCGGATGTCGAGGCGGACGTCGTTATGCACCTCGGCCTGGCCCGATCCGAGCCCGCCGGCCTTCGCGTCGGCGGTGTTGGTCTGGCCGAGGACGACCTTGCTCACCTGGTCGTCGATATATTCGGCCATCGATCGCCACAGGTCGCCCGGCGCGCTGCCGCCCTTGCCGTCGATGAACTGGACTTCCATCGTCTTGGGGAAGACCGCGGCCGCGTCGCTGCCGAGGTCGGCGACCGCGCGCGCGAGGATCGCGATATTGTCCTCGGTCTCGCCATTGTCGTAACGGCCGACGCGCAGCGGCATGCCGTATGTCTCGAGGAAGCTCACCCAGTCCTTGATGCTGAAATTCTTGAACATCCAGCCCCAGGCGACCGCGCGCGCGAGCCCGCCGCGGATCGGCAGGCCCGATTTCGCCTTGCTGACATGGACGATGAACTTGCCCGCCTCGAGCGGCGCGGGCTCGCCGGCGGTGCGCAGCTTCAGCGTCTCGCCGTTGATCCGGTCGAATTCGAACCACTGCGGGAAGCGCCACTTCAAATCCTGCGGCACCCATTTGCCCGGCCGCGTCGACCAGATCATTTCGGTGACGCTGTAGCCCTTGCCGATGGCGTCGAGGATATCGAAGATCTCGGCCTGCAGCATGTCGCGATCGAGCCACTTGCGGATGAAGTCCGCATGTTCCTTGTGATGCGCGGCATCGCTCGCGGCCTCCACCGTGATCGGCAGCTGCGCGACGGCGCGCTTCCGGGTGCCGAGCTGGGCGAGATAATGGAGGTCCTTTTCCTCCATCTCCTCGGCGAGCTCGAGATAGGCGGTGGCATCGCCATCCTCGGCCGCGCGGAGCAGCTGTGCGAGCCGGGTCGGCGTCAGCCCCGACGCCGGGTGCGCCGACAGGATCGACCGCACCGACGCCATGCGCGGCGCCGCGACTTCGCGCGCCAGCGTTTCGGTGCGCATCAACTGCCCGTTCGGCCAGACGAGCGGCGGCGGGACTTTGGCGGGGGGAACGGCTTCACGCATTACCATGCTCCTCGGCCGAAGCGGCTGCCTCGGCGATGTCGATTGGGACGATCGTCGTCGCGATCGCGACCGCGCGCGCTTTGCACGGCTGCCGCCACCGACTGATATTGATAAAGCGACGGCGGCATGTCGGCCGCGCGGCTGGCGAGCGCATAGGCCCAGAAGCGGTCGGCGTGGACCTCGTCGTCGGCATTGACGATGCGGATGCCGCCCGACTGCTCGGAGCCGATCCGCTTGATCGCCATCAGGTCGGCGCGGGTGAACGGGTCGTAGCGTATGCGGATTCGATGCTCCTGCACGCGCTTATGCAGGCTGAGCGCAAGGTCGATCCGCGAAGGACCGGTCAGAAGCTCGCCATGGACGCGGCTGGTGCCGTGGAGACGCTGCAAATCCTCGACGACCTTTTCGCCCATCCCCGTCTGATCGACCCATGCGGAACCGATGCGGCGGGTTTGAAACAGCTGGTTGAAGAAGGCGTCCTGGTGCGCGAAGGACTGTCCCACCTCCTCATAGGTATCGCGCTGCCAGAGCACGTCGCCCAGCATCTCCATGCAATATTGGACCTGTCCGTCGCGGCGGCGCGCGATGTCGCGGCCGACATAGCAGATGCCGCCCTGGTAAAGCTCGGGCAGACCACAATCGACATGCTCGCAGGCCGCGATGTCGGTGATGTTGAGCAGCGAGCCCGAGCCGATCTTGGGATTGCAGTCGAGTTCCTCGTCGGCGTCGTCGCCATAGGCGGCGTAGATGCCCGCCACCCAATCCTCTTTCGGAGGCAGCTCGACGCCCTTGGTCTTCGATACCATCGCGACCCGCTCATAGAGACCGGCGTCGAGGGCATCGCGGAAGGTGATCTTCATCGTCTGTCCGGCGCGCTTGCCGGTCTTGATGTCCTGGATCAGCAGATTGAACGGATTCGAGATGCCGTCATGCGTCGAGATGACGATGACCTGGCCGCCCCAGATCAGCAGGGCCATTGCCGCCTTGATCACTTCGGCGACATTCTTGTGGAACGCCGCCTCGTCGATGATGACGATGCCCTGCTTACCGCGCAGCGCGCGCGGAACCGACGGCAGCGCGGTGATACGGAAGCCCGATGCGAAGCGGATCGAGAAGGCCTTCACGCCCTTCTCATCGGCCTCCAGAACCTCCTCTTCCTCGATATCGCCGGTGACGAGTCCGAAAGCGCGAGCCCACATGGCGCAGACCTCGATAAATTCGAGGGTCATGTCCTTGTCGTAGCCCATGTACCAGATGTTCTGGCCGCCGGCCTCGGGCGCGGCGCTCGCCTTCAGCGCGGCGAACGCCGCCATTCCCCACGTCAACCCGATGCGCCGCGACTTCTCGATGACGAGCAGCGCGGTACCGGCGAAGAGCGAGTCGACGGGCTTGCGCTGATAGCCGAGGAGCAGATCGCCTTTCGGCAGGCGGAAAATCGCGGCCTCGGCCGCAGCGCGGTCACCCTGGATTTCGCGCAGCTTGATCCACTCGGCGCGGTTCGCCTGGGCGCGCTTATAGTCCTCTTCGGGCGACTGCCTCACGTGTCGCTGCCCAGCACGGCAAAGCGGATCGATTCGACCGTCTCTTTCGACAGACCCTTTGCACGTGCTGCGCGGGTCGCGTTTTCGGCGGCTTCTTTGGTCGCCTTTTCGGCTGCACGCTTCTCGGCCTTCTCGACGACATCGAGATCGGTCTTCCTGGTCAGCGCGATCGAGCGCAGCGCGTCGGCGAAATCCTTCGCATCCTTCGGGCCGAGCTGGACGCCTTCGCCATCCTTGGCCGCAAGCATCAACTTGAACATATTCGCCTGCAGCAGCTGCGCATTGAGGTCGAGCATGCGCGACTGGTCGCTGTTGCCTGCCTCGCGCGCCAGGGCGTCGGCATAGGTCTGCGTTTCGCGCATTTCGGCCGCCATGTCCTCGATCGAGCGGACATGACGCCCCAGCGCCGATCGGCTGACCGATTGGCCCATGTCGACCAGGCGCTGCCGGATTTCATCGATCGTCCAGCCGTGGTCGATCCGCAGCTTGCCGATCAGCTCACGAATTTCGGGATCGAGCCGGTCGACGGTCGACGGCCTATGACGGGGACGTGCCGGGCGCCGAGCCATGTCAGCTCCCCGGCGACGGCCGCTGGACGCCGGCGACGACCGACCGGCCCTTCGCGACCTCGACGCCGCGCTCGCTAATCGTGGCGACCGTCAGGCCTGCGGTCGGGTGGAGCTGCGACAACAGCCGCTGCTCCTCGAGCCAGGCGAGGTTCGTGCGCAGCTGGTCGCGGGTGCAGATCAGGCCCATCGCGTTCACCGCGTCGGTCAGCACGCTATCGTTCGCCGAATAGCCCGGCGCTTCGGCGAGGAGGCGCAGGATCGTCAGGCGGACGTGCTGGAAGTGGAATTCGGCGTAGCTCATTTCGCTTCGGTCCCCTTCTGGATGAAGTAGCCCTCGAGCCGCTTCACCGATTCATAGGTGAGCTGATTGACGCGGCGATCGCCGGCCATCTCCGACTTGAGCTCGGCGATCTCGGTCCCCAGCTTGGCGACGTCGCCGACAGTGGCCTTTTCCTTCAGCTCGACCTCGACACGCGACATGCGCCGGGCGAGTTTGCCGGTACTCTCGGGATTGGCCTGCCCGCCGCGCCAAACGGCGACGGCGATGCCGAGCAGGATGAAGGCGATGATCGCCAGCTCGAAATAACTCATGTCGATTGATCCTCGTCGGGCGGGGTCGTCTGGCCGGCCTTCAGGCCGGGAAGCGGAAGCGCGCCGATCGCGCGCTTGACGTAGGCGGCGATCTCGTCGCCGAGCAGCTCGATCAGCGCATAGCCCGAGAAGCCGAGGCCGATCGACACGACGAAGGCGAAGAGCAGGCCGGGCCGGCTGTCGAGCACCCACAGCAGCGCGGCGACGAGCATGATCAGCGTCACCAGGATATTCTTCGCCAGGCCGAGCGGCGGATTGCGCTTCGGCGCGATCGGGCGCGCAGCGAGCACGCCGATCGCGGCGAGCGCGAGCGTGACGACCGGCCAGTCGAAGCCGCCGGCGACGATCACCAGCTCGGCCGGCGACGCCTTGCTTGCCGAGCTGGCGAACAGCACTGTCGGCGTCCAGGACGCATAGAAGGTCAATATGGAGGATTGAGCGCCGGTCATGTCAGTCGGGGAGGTGGCTCTCTTCGACCGAGGCGATCTCGACGGCGCTCTCTTCCACCCCGAACTCGCCAGCCAACGCGGTTTTCAGACTTTCAAAATGGTCGTTCATGTCAAGCGCGTCCGGCACGATGACCTCGGCAGAAATTTGCAGCTTCTTCATGTCGGCTCCTATTGGCTCATGGCCATCACGGCGACGGTCGAGTTCACCGTCTGGTTGACCTTGTCGGTTGTCGAAACTTCCACCGTGCCGCCGGTCGCCGTCACATTCTTGATGGCTTCGGTGAGCGGCGAGGTGCCCGCGATCGTCGGGCCGTTGATCTTCGGCCAGCATCGCGGCGCGCGCGGATAGGGGATGGGGAACGTCACCGCCTGCGTGTAGGACGCAGCACCGCTGCCGCTGACCGTGACGGTCGCATCCTGCCGGAAATTATTGAATTTGGTTCCGGCATTGACGCTCCATGTGATCGCCGGTCCCCCGGTGTCCATGACGTTGAGCCGGTTAATTTCAACCAGCGGGAAGTCATTGCCGGTGCCATTCTTCGAGTGGATCATCATGCGCGTCGTGCCGTGGCCCTTCATGATGTCGAAACGGACATCCAGCACGACATCGCCGCGAACAAGATCGGTCGGTCGCCACAGGAGCATGCGGGTCGCCTGCTCGATATAGAGCCGTAGATCGAGAACGGTGCGCCCGCCGTAGCGCGCGGTCGATGGCGTCCCCGGCGCTACGCTGTTCGTGCCGAAGCCCGTTTGATGGATCGCGCCCACGATCCCGGCGATATCCGTGCCTGTCGTCCGCGCAGTGCCCGTCACCTTGAACTCGTGGCCGTGCATTTCCGCAAAGGTAATGGGGGGCTGGGCGCTCTTGCCGATAAATTCGCCATGCGCTTCATTGTTGTGGCCCGCCATGACAAGGCCGTTGATGAACACCCCGCGATAGCTGCTGTTTTCGACGTTGCCGTGAAAGTTAGCCCCGGCGAGGCCGCCGGTCGGGTGGCTCGCGCCGATCCCCTCGAAATGAATGTCGCGGTTCATTCCGACGAGCCCGCCCGTCGTCAATCCGCCGCCGACCGTGATCCCGTTGAAATAGCCGTAGGCGTTGCCGCGAAGGCGCGCGTCCTGCGAGTTGGAAATCACGATGCCGTAGTTGCCGGTGCCCGCCGCATTCTGCCGCGCCTTCAGATTTTCACCGAAGACACCAAAGCAATTGGTGATCGAGATGGCGCTCCACTTCCCGCCCTCGGCGCGCAAGCGGTCGATATTGCTAAGGTCAAGGCCAACGAAATCGATCACCTGCCCAATCGTGTCGGGGGCAAAGATCGTCAGCGAAGCGCAGCCGTTGGTGAAGCTGTCGCCGCTGCGCTTCCAGACTTCGACATCGGCGGCGGGATAGGTGTCACGGCACGCGCCTTCGACCGCGACAGAAGTCGAAGTGGCGGGGTCGCCGACGACATAGGCGACCCGGAACATCTCGCCCTTGCGATAATAGGCCCGCCAGCCGTTGCCTGCATAATCGACGGTTCCGGGCAGGTTGAAACTGTCGCCAACCGCGAGGCCGTGCGGCGCGACAAACGAAAAGATGCGGTCGCCAATGGCGAGATCGCTGCTAAGGTTGGGCAGTTTCACCATCGCGCCGCCCAAAACGGTAACGCAGGTTCCGTTGGCGTCACCGGGGAAGTCGGCGGGGTTCGCGCTGAGGAAATCGAGGACGACATTCCCGCCTTCGAGGATGCCGGGCGGAATGACCAGCGGCTTGGTGACCTTGTAGGTGCCGGAAAGCGCGTTCGCGCGGCCCGTCGTCGCCATGTCGGCAAACAGGTTTTGCAGCGCGATAGAGCTATCGAGAACGCCGGTCGGGTCAGCGCCATAGTCGGCCGACGACGGCGGCAGGTCGAACAGTTTGGCGAGCACGGTGCGCAGCACCGCCCCGACGCCGCCGCGCTTCCACGCCAGCAACAGCGCGCCGATCGTCGGGTTCGCCATGTCGCCGCGCAGCGCCGCGTCGCCGCCGCCTGTCCCGCTGGCCAGCGTCTCGTTGCCCGCGCCGTCCCAGGCGCGATACTTGCCCGCGCGCTCGGCCGCCGGCGGCAGCACCCCGCCCGCCTCGCCGCGCGGCACCACCCAGCTGCGGCCGAGCGTATCGTTCAGGTCGCGCCGCACTTCCTGGTGCGCGATCATCGACCGGTCGAGCCCGCGCTCATGGCTTTCGGATGGAAAATCGTCGCCGGCGGTGTAATCGGTCGGCTGGTCGAGCGCCATGTCGCCCTCGATGCGCCAACTCGTGCCCGTGGCGATCGGCGCCAGCGGCGTGACATCGCCGCCGGTCGGATTGCCGGCGCCCGACACGGTGTAATGCGTGCCGCGCACCAGCACTGTTTCGCTACCGTCGGCGTTGACGCGCGTGACAAGCAGATCGTCGGCGTCGAGGATCTTGAAGCCATAGGCCCGCGGCGTGGCGGTGTCGTCGCCCGGATACTCGCGGATGCGCAGTTCGTCGTCGACACCGACCGTCATGTGGGAACCTTTCGCCTATTCGACGAAATTCCCTACATCGGGCGCGCGGGCCTCCTCCAAATAGTCGCCGGGGGCCCAGAAATAGTCTTGCCCCTGTTCGTCGGCGTAACGCTCGAGCCGCTTAAACCGCTCGCGATAGTCGGGATCGACCATCGCCGACATCTCGTCGAGCATCAGCCGTTCGAACGCCAGGCGCGTGAACCACAGCGATCCGACCCCCGGCGTCTCGCTCTTCAGCAGCTTGACCGCCGCGGCGCCCGGGTTGGTCTTTTCGCCCTGCGCCGCCTTCAGCGGCTCGCCGACGGCCAGCCCCAGCGCCGCGTCGACCGTGGCGAAGGCGGGGCCGGCGAGCACGCCGCTGATCCCGCCGCCGAAGCGCGACTGGCTCGAGCGCAGGAAATCGCCGTAAATGCCAAGGCCGCCGCCCTGCAGCACCGACGCGCCCCAAAAGGCCGCCGTCGCGCCGGGATCCTTGCTGTCATAAATCGGACGCGGGTCGCGGCCCTTGGCGATCTCCTTCAGCTGCAGCGCTGCAGCGCCCATGACGGTGGTATAGATCGTCATCAGCGCGGCATAGCGTGCGCGGTCCCAGCCGGTCAGCGCCATCGTGCGCTGCATCTGCGCCATGGTCAGCCCCACCGCGAAGCTCTTGAACTGGAACGCCGTGCGGCCGACCTCGCCGATGACGGTCCCCTTCGGCAACGCGCTGTTGACCATCGCCCCCATCGCCACCCCCGGCACCGGCACCGCCATGTCGGTTTCGGCCAGGATCATCCCCATCATGCGGTCGCGCAGCGCCTGGTCGCCGATCGCTTCGGGCAGGATCCAGTCGGCGCCGCGCGCCTGCGTCAACGGGGTCGCGCGGATCCGGTCCCAATCGGCCGCGCCCATGCCGTAACGCTCGAACGCGCCGCGAAACGCGGGGTCGAGGCGGTCGAACGCTTTTCCCCGTTCGCCGGTGATGTGCGACAGGAAATCCATCCCGAATGCCCAGCGACCGCTCTGCGTCACCGCGCCCAGGCCGGAGATCCGCATGGTTCCTTCGGCCAACCGCCGCGCCCACTCGCCGGTCAGCTCCTCTCCGGTCATGCGCGCGGTCGACGCCGACATCTGGCTAGCTTCCTCGGCAATCAGCCCCATCCGCATCGCCAGCGCCTGGTCGGCCGCGTTCGCCGGATTGAGCAGCTTCAGCTGCGTCCACAGCTGCGATGCCACCGGGATGCCGTTCATCTGGCGCGCGAGCAGCTGCGTCGCCTGGTCCGACGTCGTCGACAGCACCGCCGATCCCAGCTTGGTCGCGACCTGCCAGCTGCGCAGCGTCGAAAAGCCGAGCGCGAGACGCCGATTTTCGGGCCGGCGGTTCGCGCCCGAGATCTCGTCATACAGCCGCTGCAGCCGCGCGCGCGCCGCAAAAGCCGCATCGCGGCGCTTCCTCGCGCCCGCGCCGCCCTCGGCCGCCTTCAGGTTCGCATCCTTTTCGATCGTATCGCCCAGCCAGCGCAGCGCGGCCGCCGGGTTCGGGCCCAACCGCTCCATCATCGCGATGTCGCGCGCCATCGCATCGATATGCGCCATCATCGTGTCGAACGGGCTGGCGCCCCCGCCATATTTCGCCTGCATCGCCATCCAGGCATCGGCGTCGGCGAAGGTCAGGAAACGATGATCGGCGCGGCGGTTCGCCATGCTGCCGGCTCCGGCCATGCTGCCCGGGTCGCGGTGCGCCCAGCCATCGGTCGAAATCGTGTCGAACACATCGCGCAACACCGCGTCGAGCGCATCGTCGGCGAACGGCGCGCCGGTGGCGCCATCGATCATCCGCGAACGGTCGAGGCTCGCGAGCATGTCGGCGCGCCACTGGTCGAAGCCGATCGCCGCGACCGCGTCGGGATCCCAGCTTTGCGGCAGCCCCCAATCTTTCAGCTTGCCGATATGGCCGCCGGCGGCGTTATACCGCTGGCGCAGCGCCTCGCTCGCCTCGCGCCAGGCGTCGGCGAGCTCGCGCGCCGACAGATTGCCGGTCGCCCCCGGGTTGAACAGCTCGCGCACCATGTCGTCGAGCTCGGCCTTGTTGCGCACCCGGCCCAGCAGGTCGCGGCTATGCTTCTGCAGCACCGCCGACATCGTGGCATGCGCCTGTCCGCGCACGGATTTCCATAGATATTCGACATTCTGGTACGGCGCATATTCGCTGCGGACGAGCAGCGCCTCGGCGGCGCGCGCCAGCCGTTGCGGATCCGCGTCGTCGATCGCGCGCACCCCGCCCGCGCCGCGACCATAGATCTGCATGTCCAGCCAGGCGGTGCGCTGACCCTGCACCTGCAGCAGCGCCTGCCGCTTGCGTTCGGCCTTCGACACCTCGAGCTGCTCGAGCGCGCGCGTCGAGGCGAGCGCGTCGGCCGCCTCGTCGCCCATCGTCTTGCGATATTCGGATCGCAGCGACCCGAACAGCGCCAGCATCTCGTCCGCCTGACGTGCGTCGATCTCGCCATTGGCGAGCAGATTGGGGATGCAGGCTGCTAGAGACATTTTCTCACCGTTTCGATCGCCGCCTCGTCGCGGCCGAATTCGTCGAGCAGGTCGCCGATCGTTCGCTCGACCGGCTCGCCGTCGCCCAGGTCGACCAGGAAGCGCGGCTGCCCCGCCTCGTCGGCCGCGGCGCGCAACGTCAGCTCACCCTGATCGACGCGGTCGAAGATATCGAGGCCAATCGTGCCGCCCTGCTCGGCGATCGACCGCAGCGGCGCGCCGGCGCGCAGCTCGAGCTCCTGCCGCTGGCGAGCGGCGATAGCCGGATCGGCGATATCGCCCAGGTCGAGCCCGGCAGCCGCTGTCAGATCATGCTCGAGGCTTTCGGCCTGCATCTTCGCGCCCGCGCTATCGGGCGCGTCGAACAGCGCGCCCTGGTCAGGGTCGAAGGGATCGAAGCCGCGCTCTATGCCGGTGTCGATTTCCTCGCGACGCGGCCAGCCGCCGTCTAGACCGTCCGGCTCGCGCGAATAGCCTGTGCTTGGGAGTAGCTCGCCATCCGGCGCGCCAGCATCGCCTGCGCGTCCTGCTCCATCAGCCACGCCACCATCGACCGCGTCGCCGCCGGATCTTGCCAGGGCAACGAAGTCGATCTTGCGGACGTCGCGGACGAAGCGCTTGACGACGTCGGCGATCCTCCCGCCGCCGGCAAGCTCGCGGGCGCCGGCGTCGAGGATATCCTTGACGGGACCGGCGCTGAAGGCGAGCCGCTGAACGAGGTCGATGGCCGTGGCATTGTCGATCGTCTCCTGCGCACTTGCGGCGCGATCGATTTTCGATCCTGCCGCCTCGAGCGCGTCGGCGTTGCGCGCTGCAACGCTGTGAACCTGTTTCAGCTTCTTCAGCTCGCCGATCCCGCGCTCGAGGACGCGGGCGCGATCGACGAACAGGGAAGCCGTGCTGTCGAGCGCGCCGAACATATCGAACTGCTGCTCGCGCGTAAAGCCGGCGGCGATGCCCTGCCGCACGATGCTGTCGGCCTGCGACATCGTCGCGGGCTGCAGCTTGACGAGCAGGTCGATCAGCGCCTTTTGCTCGCCCGGATCCGACGTCAGACGTCCGACGATCGCCGCGTGCCCCGGATCGACCAGCTCGTTAACCACCATCCCGAACGCATCGTCGCCCAGGCGCGACAACCCGCCCGCGTCGCGGACCAGCACCGATCGCGGCGGCAGGAACAGCATCGCCTGGTCGGGTCCGATGCTGCGCATCACCTTGGCGGCATCGACCATCGTCGCCGATCCTTCGGCGACATTCTTCAGCGCGGCCCACACGCGCACGCTTTCGGCGTCCCAGCCATCGGCCTCGCGAAGCACCAGCGCGTCGAGCGCGACCGATTGCGATGGATCCTGTGCGCGGATCCGTTTCGCCAGGCCAAGCCTCTGATGCCCGTCGGCTATCAGGCGGCGGCCGTCGGCCGCTTCCCAGACAATCGCGCGCCCGGCAAGCACCGGGTTCCATTGCGTCACCCCCTGCAGCCGCTCGGTCACGCCGAACGCATCGCCGCCGCCCTTGAACTGCATCAGATCGGCGTCGACGCCGATGTCGTCGGGATCGAAGCTCCGCGACGTGATCGTGCTCATGTCCATGCCGGCGATCTTCATCGCGGCCGCTTCCTGGCGAAGCATAAGCGCTTCGTCGCGGAGGAGCGCGGCGTCGCCGATGCCGTCGGCGTCCGCCCCCATGCCGCCGCGCCCCGCCGGAACGCTCGCCGCGCGTCCGCCGACCTTGCGGTGCATCGCCGCGATCGCCTCGCTCGCCGACTTGCCACCGCCGAAATAGGTGGGGTTGCCGCGGATGACTTCGGCCGACAGGATCCGCGCGACCGGCGTGTCGGGCGCCGCCTGCAGCAGCTTGGGCCCGTCGCCGCTGCCCAGGACGTGCATGACATACATGTTGCCTGTCGTCGTATCGATGCCGGCGCGGCGGAGCGTCGCGGCATTGTCGGCAATGAGCGCATCCATCAGGCGCTCCTGCACGCCGACATCGAACCGCTGATTTTTCCACGCCGCGTCGGCCGCCGCGGCCCCGCCGCCATAGACCTTGCGATAATAGCCTTTGAACGTGCCTTCGGTGAACTGGTATCGCCCGCTTGCCGACGAACCCATGCGGTTCGTCGCGCCATCGTCGCCGCCGCTCTCCGGCCCCCGGATCGCAGCTTTCAGCGCCTCCGGGTTGACCGGGCCGCCCGCACCGTCGAGCGACCGCACGGCGCCGCCGAGCGCAGGCTCGCCGCCGGCGCGCGCCGCGATCGCCGCATAGTCGGGGATCTCGGTCGAACGCAGCACGCTCTCGAGCGCGAGCGACAGTCGGTCGGCATAGGTGTCGCCCGATCCGGCGATATAGGGATTGTTAGCGTCGATCTCCGCCTGGCGATCGACCGCCGCCGCCCCCGCCGCGACATTGGGATCGCCGCCGGCGCCGACCGTCCGCGACAGCGCGACCAGCTCGCTATCGTCCAGCGCGCCTAGGATCTGCTTGACGACGTCGCGCTCGATCTGCGTCGGGGCGGTGATTTGCGCCGCCTCGAGCGCCTTTGCCATCTTCTTCTCGACGGGCGTCAGCGCCTCCCATGCGCGGCCGCCATATTTACCCGCCGCGCCGATCAGTCCCGCCAGGAAGGCCGAACCGCCCGCGGCATAGAGCACATTCTGCGCCGCTTCGCCTGGCGTCAGCTCCTCGCCGAGCAACGCCCGATTTTCGGCCATCGTCGGGATCTGCAGCGCTTCGGTCAGCCCGCCGACCAGCGCCTCGCGCGCGGCGATGCCCAGCACCGTCTTGCCCCCGCCGCCGATCGGCAGGGTGATGATGTTCCACGGATCCTCCATCGCCTTCGTCACGCCGCCCGCGATCGACGCCGCGGTGCCGCCCAAGCCTTCGCTGCGATCCAGCGTGCCGCGCGCCCGCGCGCGCTTCGCCTGGTCGCGCGCGATATAGGGGGCCAGGATCTGGTCGCGGCTCGCGGGAAGGTCGGACAGGAAATCGGGCCGCCCCTTGCGGATCCGCTGCACTTCGGCAACCAGAGCGTCGCCGACCTGTTCGCGGGTCGCATCGTCGAGCAGCCCTGCCGCCGCATAGACATTCGCCGGCATCGCCTTGTCGAGCGCGACGTTGCGCGTCACCTTGCCCATCGATGGCGGCAGGAACAGCGGCAGCCCCTGTTGGCGGCGCACCGCATTGACCGCGCTCAACGTGCTTTCGAAAGCCTCGTCATACAGGCGGTTCTGGTAATCGCTATTGTCCGCATCCTGCAGGTCGCGCGCCGCGCGGAATGCCTGCCCCATCGTCGCGGGAGGCCCGCTGTCGGGACGAACGGGCGCGAGATCGACGTCATCGCCGGCATATCCGGCAAAGGGGCTGCTCGCCATGCTACAGCCCTTCGTAGGCCGATCGCGGCCCCTGCACGTTCGGCGCCGGCGGCGCGATATAGACGGGGCCGCGCGTATCGCGTTGCCGTGTGCCGGGTCGCGCTGGGCCGGCTGCTGCGCCGCCCAGCTTCGACACGTCGACCTCGAGCGGCGTGCGGCCGTCCTCGATCACGACAAATTCGCCCCGCGCGCTGACAAAGCGATATTTGCCATTCGGTTGCATGACGGGAGTAAAGCGCTGACGCAGCTCCTCGCCGGGGATGCGCGTCTTGTCGCCGCGATAGGCGCGCGACGGCTTGTAGCCGCCCAGCCGGGCATCGAACTGCTGCTGCGTCATCGTCGGGGGCAGCAGCACCTTGGCGCCGTTCCACTCGCCGACACCGCCGGCCATGCCGTTCACGGTCCCCCCGAGCGCTTCGCGCACGGCACCGCGGAACAGCGCCGGGTCGAATTCGTCCTTGCCCTTGCTCGACGCCGACTGGCGATAAAGCTCGACCGCCGACAGATAGGCGGCCTCGCGCGACGCGGCGGGCATGCGCGCCAACGCGTTGCCCGTCGTCTCGCGCCACAGCTGCTGCGCCTCTTTCGCGGGCACCGGATATTCCTTGCGCAGCCCGATACCGCGATAGACACCCTGTTGCACTTCGGGGCGCAGCCCCATCGAATAGGCGAACAGCGCATCGCCTGGCAGCACCTGCCCCGCCGCCTGTTTGGCGGCCGCCGGGCCCAGCTGGCGCAGCTGCCGCGCGATCGCGATCTGCCCTGCCGGCGTCGTCGCATTCGCCGCCAGCTGCTCGGCCTCGGCGTCGGTCAGATATTTGGCGGGCACGCCCATCGCGCGCGCCGTGGCATCCGCCGCCTTGCGCCGCGCCGCGACCGACGCGGGATCGGTCCAATCGACCGGCTGCACGTCGATCCCCATCGCCGCCCCGGCGGCGAGCGGATCATTCTTGACCTGCGCCGTGCGCGTCGTCAGCAGCTCGGACAGCGCCTTGCGCTCGGCTATCAGTCCCGGATCGGCCTTGTCGCCCGCCTTCGCGATCGCGCTGTCGAGCACCTTCACGCGCGCGTCCATCTGCGCCGGCGTCGCATTCTGCCATTCCTTGTTGACCTGTTTCGCCGTCGCGCCTTCCTGCAGGTCGCGCATCCGGTTGGTCAGCTCATATTGCTGCGCCAGCCCCATCGCCTGCGCATATTCGTCGTCGCTGACCGGATAGCCGTTCGTGATGCGATCGCGCACATCGTCGATCTTCTCGATCGCGTCGGCCTTCGCGGCGCGCGCCGCGGCATCGGCCTCGATCTGCTTGCGGCGGATATCGCTGTCGGCTTCATTGCCCAGCGCCTCGATCTGTTCGGGACGCAGCATTGTGTCATACGCATGGCTGTCGAGCATCGCCTTGCGCTGTTCGGGCTCCTGTCCGCGCAGCCAGCTGATCGTCGTCTTTTGCGCGGTATCGCGCCGCCATTGCTGAATAGCGTCCTGCGGCACCCCCTTCGGGACTTCCATCGTTTCGATATCGTGCAGCGCCTCGACATAGTCGTTGAGCGGCTTCCCCTTCATCGAATTGGCGATGACGTCGGCCGAAACCTCCATCTGATCGACCATCAGCTTGGCCGTCTGGCCGCGTTCATAGGCATCGGCAGACACCGCGCGTTCCGATCGCCATTCGGCAAAGCGCTGCTGATAGGCCTGGCGCAGCGACGGGTTGGCGATCGCGCCGATGAATTCCTCGCCCTGCTTGTCGGCGAGCGCGGTCATATCCTTCGCGAAACCGACGGCGCCCGGGATTGCGTTGGCGCGCGCCTCATTCTCGGCAACGCCATAGGCTTCTTTCATCTGCGACCAGCGCAGCATCGCGTCGGTGGCCTGCCGGTCATATTCGCGCTGCGTCTCGAGGCGATGGCGCTCGACGCCGATCTGCCCCGCCACGCCGCCGGCGCGCTGCAGCGCGTCGCCGATCCCGGCGCCATAATCTTCCGGCGTCGCAGTCGGCAGCGCGGTGGCGGTGCGCTGCGGCTGAAGCTGCGGCGAATAGCCGCCGAACATGGGACGCGACGCCATCGATCAGCCTCCCACCGGCTGGCCGTTGACGCGGCCCGCCGCGGCATAGTCGGCCTTGTAGCCCGCGATCTGCCCCGCCGCGCCGATCAGGCCCTCGATCGCGTTGAACACCGCCGTGCGTTTGATCTGCTTCGCCTGCATGTCCAGGCCCTGCGCGCGTCCCTCGCTCGATCGACGCGACAGCATGATATCGAGCTCGCGATTGATCAGGCTTTCCTCTATCGCGGTGCGCGCCGATCCGGTGCCGGGCTGGAAGCCGCTTTCGGCGATGCCCATGATCTGGCGCCCCATGGCGGCGCGGGCGCTCGCGCGGATCTTCTCGACCTCGGCGACCCCGATCTGCCGTTCCTCCTGCGCCTGCGCCTGGGTGACCGCCACATTGTGCTGCGCGGCCTGATATCCCCCGACCGTCTTCACCAGGGCCCCCGCGACCATCAATGGAATTGCGGCTTGCGCCATCAGCTCACCCTCTCGAAAAGCCAGTAATCCTCGCTACGCGGACCCCATGCGCGCAGCATCGCGACGCGGCTGAAGCCTACCCGCTCGAGCCAGCGCCCCTCGGCGGGATACGCATCGCGGCACAGCGCCTCGATGCGGCGCCACGGCCCCTCCGCTACCCGGTCGCGCATGAAGCGCATCACCGCCGCCTGCGCGCGCGCACTCTCGGCGAACTGGCGGCTGAACAGCGCCCAGGCCGACGCCTGCACATCGGCGAACACCTGCCCGAAACCCGCGCAGCACAGGATCGTGCCCTCCGCGGCGATCGCGGTCCACGCGGGCCCCATCGCCTGCAGCTCGACGCCGTGGGCGATATTGCGGATCGGCTCGTAAATGCCGAACTGCCCGTCGACATTGGGCATGCGGTCGAGCGCGAGCACGTCGAGCGGCATCATGGTGCGGATCTCGATCCTCATTGGTCACCTATATCGAGTTTCTTGATCAGCGCCGGCTGCACCCAGGGGAAGGGCGAACGATCTTCCATCGTCACCTGCCCGCGCCGACTATACCCGCCGCCGACCGCCTTCGCCTCCGTCCAGTCCGAAAACAGCGACGGGCCGCTGTCCATCGGGTCGGACGGCGAGCGATTGACCAGCCGGTCGAGCTTTCCGCCGCGGTCGCCCGCGCGCACGCCGAAGCTGTCGAGCAGGCTGGCGACCAGGCCGATCACCCGCTTGATGCGCCCGATCGACGATCCGTCGCGCAGCGGCACGTCGGGGCGCAGCGTCGTGAAGGTCGCGGTGTATAGCCGCCCGATCGTCACCCGGGTGCGCGCCTTGTCCAGCGTGATCGTCCCCGCCGCGCCGACCGTTTGCACCGGCAGCTCGGCGCCGTCGGCGAGGATGCCGACCTCTTCGCCGATCAGATGATCGAGGCCGCCGAACACCTTGGCGGGGGCGCCGTCATAGGCGAGCGCGCTGTCGAGGTGGCATCCGTCCTGCGCCGTCAGCCCCGCTTCCTCGTCCCACCAGTCGGCGAGCTGCTCGAAGCTGCGCGCCCCGTCGCGATCGAGCAGCAGCCACAGATCGTCGCGTGCGCCGTCGGGCGACGGGATCGACACCAGGCTAAGGATCTCGGCGCCCTCGATCGCCAGCGTCGGGCACCAGCCCTTGGTGTCCTGTGCCGGGTTATAGGGGTGCGATGCCGCCGTGCCGTCGCCGCGGAGCATCCACAGCAGCTCCTCGGGCTCGGCCTGATAGGCGAGCTGGCGGATCCCGCCGCGCGTGATCTGCCGCGCCCACAGCGTCATATTGTCGGCAAGATAGCGATCCTGCCCGAAATCATAGGTCGCGGCGCGCAGCTTGCGCGATCCGCGCTGCGCAAAGATCAGCTCGGCCGCCGTGCTGATCGGCTCGATCTCCGATGAACCATGGCTGCTTTGCCGGACGATCTGCAGATTGTCGGCGGCGATCGGCTCGCTGGGGTTGATCGGCCCGATCGCATATTCACCGCTAGCGGTTCCAATGATCATCGCCTGGCGATCGGGGCGCACCCACAGCGCACGATCGGCCAGCCCCATGCGCAGCCGGATCGCCTGATCGGGCTGGGGCGCGCCGCTGTCGTCGAACTCGCTGAAATCGCGAAAGCTGCCCGACACGCTGCCGGCAAGCTGATCGTCGCGGAACAGCCACAGGCGGCCGCGCCAGATGCAGCAAAGCTGCGGATAACCTGCGTCGGCCGAAAACAGGCTGTGCGCCCAGCGCCACGTCGGCGTCGCGGCGAGCGACAGCGGGATCGCGCGCTCGACGACGCCGGTCAGCGTGTCGGCGTCGGTGTAGCCGGTGATGCGGACGATGCCGTATCGATCGTGGCGATAGCGCCATTTGACCCCATAGGGCCCCTTCGAATTGATGTCGGTACCGACATTGTCGCCGTCCCACTGGTCGCCGCGCAGGTGGAACGGCGCTTCGGTGCCGGTGCGCCCGGCGGTCAACGCCTCGTATACGCGTCCCTCGCTGCGGCGCAGGTCATTTACCGAGATCCCGTCGAGCCCGGTCTGCCAGGCCATGACGTCGGCAAAATCCTCCGCCTCGACCAATATGTGCCCGCCGACCATATTGGCGTTGAAGCGCGCGGTGTTGGCGGCCACCGTCACCGCGCCGCCGACCGTCAGCGCGCCGGTGACCGTCAGCGTCAGCCCTTCATTGTCGTTGATGTCGCCGAACGGCCCCCCCTTCAGCGTCTCGGCCTGATAGCTGAAGGCATCGGCGGCGGTGCGGCGCATCGACGCGAAGGGGTAATCGCCGTGCGCCATATATTGCACGTCGAAACTCTGCTGCCGCCAGACCTGCGGCGCGTGCGCGGCGGTATAGGGCACCGCCACCTCGACCGGGTTGCCCCCGACCTCGAGCAGCGCATTGTTGGTGACGAAGCGCAGCTTGCCCTCGCTCCACTCGACGACATAGGCCTGCGTCGCGTTATAGACGAACGTTGTCAGCCAGCTCGCCGACGCCAGCGCCGCACTCCGATACCAGGTGCCGGGCCGCTTTACGATCGCGCCCTCGACCGATGCGGCCATGTTGCCGATGTCGGCGAGCGCGATGTTATAGATCGACAGCGTCGGCCGCGATTGCAGCCGCCGCGACACCGCGCCGCCGTTGAAGCTGTCCTGCAGCCGATACGCCGTGGTGCCCATCAGCCGGTATAGCTGCCCGGGTAGGACGGCCCCCCTTCATGGCGGGCGGTGACCCAGCTGCTGTCCATCAGGTCGACGGGCGGATTTTCGCGGCCGTCGACGCCGGTCGCTTCGCGGATCGCCGCGACATAGGCCGAATAGCAATCCTGTTTGCGGCCGCGATCGCCGGTCAGCCGGTCGGCGACCTGGTAGGCGAGGCGGCAGGCAAAGGCCTCGACGAACAGCGCGTCCCAATCGCCGGTTTCGGTGATGCGCGCGACATAGCGGATCTCGATCGGCCCCGGCGCGTCGCAGAGCAGCCGGCGGCTGCCCTCGAGCGACCATTTGCGCAGCACGCAGGTGTCGAGCGCATCGATGTCGAGGCGGATGAAATCATCGGGGAGCTGGTATTGATAGGCGAAGCCGAAGATCGGCGCCGGCGCCATGCGCGACAGCTTGACCCGCTTCGTTGCGAAATTCCACAGGTGGCGGCGCAGCACCGCGTCGCGGACGCTGTTCCATACCGCCTTGATCGATCGCGCGGGCTTGGTGTCGTCGTTGGGATCGATCATCTGATCGTCCTCGCCCAGCTTCGACAGCGCAAGGTTGGAAATCTCGACGCGATCCATATCACCCCTCGGTACACCTCAACGGCGAAGCCGGGGCGGCGGGAGGTGTAACCGCCGCCCCGGACGCGCCTGGCAAGGTCAGACGGCGTCGGAATAGAAGATGTCGACCACCGCGAAATTCGCGCTGTCGGGCAGCGCGGCGGCGCCGATGGTCGCGATCACCGTCTTTTCTTCGGTGAACGGATCGGCGGCGGCCGCGTCGGCGATGCCGAAAAGCGTCGGCGTCGTGACCGTGTGCACCGCCGCCGCGCGGAACGCGGCCGCGGCGCCGACGACACCGATCGCGATCGTCGCGGCCGCGCCCAGCGTCGCCTTTGCGGTGATCATGCCGAACGCAAAGGCAGCGCCCGGGGGCAGCTTGCCGAGCGTGATCGTGTCGCCGTCGGCTTGCGCGTCGAAGGGGATGGTCGCGCGCAGGCGCTTGAGCTTCGCCTGATAGACGCGGCCGTCGCCCTTGGCATAGCCGGTGCCGCCCAGCGAGGCGGCGGTTTCGAGGGAAAAATGATTGGCCATCTGGCTTTCCTTTCAAGACGTCGTTGCGGGGCGCCGCACCGCGCGGCGCCCCGCCCTGGTGCGACCCAGGCTTAGGTTTCGTCGCAGGCGACGTAGCCGACCTTGCCTTCCTCGCTACGGGTCGCGGCCACCTGGCGGCGGGCATAGACCTGCGCGGAGAAATGCTTGGTGGGCAGCTGGTCGACGCTCGAGAACATATGTTCCCACATCACCGCATAGATGCCGCTCTTGGTATAGAAGGGCACCTTGCGATCGCCGTTGCCGTCGAGCGTCAGCGCCGCCGCCGCCTTCAGGCGCGGATTGCCGAGCTCGATATGCGCGAAGTTGAAGCCGAACAGCTTGCGCACCAGGCCGTCGCGGATCTCGGCGCCGGTCGCGCCATAGTCGCGGTTCACCGTCTCGATCTGGTTCAGCAAATTGCTGTTCTGCTTGGCCGTGATCGCCATCCAGCATTCCTCCTCGTCGAGGTCGACGTCGTTGGCGCGCAGGATTTCGTTCGCGGCGTTCAGCTTCTTGATCGTCAGCCCGACGTCGCCGCCGCCGCCTTCGTTCACCGGCACGATATTGTTGTTGTCGAACGGGGTCAGGATGGTGCCCTTCAGCCCGGTCTGCGCCGTGCCGAAGATGCCGGTGATGATGTGGCTGTCGGTGCCGCGGCCGATGGCGGCCGAGCCGGCGACCACATATTTGCCCTCGATCTCGATCCCGCTGGCGAGCTTGTCTTCCTTGTCGACCAGGTCGGCATAGACGATCGGGTCGGGCATCGCGATCCAGCGCCCGTCGTGCGGCGTGTCGACATATTGGGTATCGGCGTGGCGGCTGGTCTTTTCGTAATAATCGGCTTCGCCGATCAGGTCGTCGAGCTTCATCAGCTCGCCCGATCCGTCGATCATGGTGACCGTCTTCAGCAGGCGGCTGTCCTTCTGCTGCAGCGCCAGCTTGACGCTGTCGCGATACTTGGTGCGGTGCATCTGGGTAACGAACTGGGACATGGTAGCCTCCGTAAATTTCGGGAATTTGCGAAGGGCTTGGCGGCGCTAAGGCCGGGCCTCTCTGGCGGGTGACGTCCCGCTTGGACGGGGCCCTTTCTCGTGCCCCTTAGTCCGGGCCGCGCGATGCGAACGCACGCTGGCTTGGCGAACAGGGGCGGCATAACGCGGCATGCCGCCCCTGCTCCAAATAGTCGGCTAGCCTTGCGCCTCGCGCTCGCGCGCCTCGGCCGCGGCGACGATCGAAAGCAGGTGCTCGCGGCGCGCTTTCACGTTCGGATCGGACTTCAGCTTGTCGAGATAGCCGGGCTCCTTCCCGACGCGGTCGAGTTCGGCCTGCGCCTCTTCTTTCGACATGCTGAATTTCGGGCGCCCGCCCGCGTCGAGCAGAATATCTTCGCTCATGCCCATCCCAAGCTTGGCGAACAGCGCGAGCGTCTTTTTCGTGCCGAGCCCCTGCTCGATACCGGCGATATCCTCGCCCGACAGCTCGAGCATCCGCATCGCCTTGTTGCCGGCGGCGATATGGGTGTTGAACTTGTCGCCGACCTCGGACCTATATTCGGCGACGCCGGCGTCGCGCTGCTGCACCTGGGCGGTCTCGTGCTGCTGAAGCACGTCGCGCATATAGGCGTTGAACGGTTCGGCCATCGCCGCGAACATGCTGGCGGGGACACCGGCCTTGAACGCGGCTTCGCGCATCACCTTCGCCAGATCCTCGTTGACCTCTTCGCCCTCGCCGAGCTTCAGGTCATATTTGTCGGCCGCGTCGGGGCGGCCGATGGCCTTGTGAAAGGCCTCGACCGTCTCGGCGCTGTCGCCTTCCTTCGGCAGCACGAGCTTCTCGCCGTTGCGAAGCTGGTGCTCGAGCTCACGATAGCTCGACACCATCGCGTCGGGATCCTTGAAGCCCTTCGACTTCACCCAATCGCGCGATGCCGTCTGTCCCTCTCCGGGCGCCTTGTCGCTGAAGATGCCGAGCCACTCGGCCGCGGCGGCTTCGCCGCCGCCTTGTTCGCCCTGTTCGCCGCCGCCACCCGCGCCGGCGGCCGCATCGCCCTGCCCGCCGAGCAGCGCCGCGGCGCCGCCCCCTGCCGCTGTCGCGGCTGCTGCCGCATCACCCTCGCCGCCGGCGGCCGCTGCCGCCCCCGCACCGTCACTCATCGCTCACCTCCACAAAAGGGGCGAGATCCTCGCCCTTCAAACCGATCATGGTCAGGATCCGCAGCGCGACCTCGCGCCGCCCCTCGAGCAGCGCATGCACGCGCGGATCCGCTTCGAAAGTCGATCGATCGACCCGGCAGAATTTGCGCAGGTCGGCCAGCACCTTGCGGCCCGACAGGCTGATGGTGCCGTCATCGTCCAGGAAGACGCGCTGGTAGTGCATCGCCCGGCGGGCGTTCCAGGTCTTCTGCACCAGCTCGAGGAAATCGGGCGCGACGGGATCAGAGGCCAAGCGCCGTCTCCTCGCCGCGCGCGGCCGACAAATTCTTCACGGCCTCGCTGCCCTGGACCAGCTGCGCGATCGCCGACTGCGCCGCCTGCTGCTCGGCGCGTGCCTCGCCCTTTGCCGCGACCTCGTCGGGGGTCGACAGATAGGCCTGCCGGATCGCCAGCGATTTCGCGAGCTCGCGCGGTGCGCGCTGCCAGTTGACGACGTCATAGACCTCGGCGCCGGCGATCGACGCCGCCGGGGTCAGCATTTCGACGAAGCGGCCGAAGCCGATGGCTTCCTCGGCGCGCGCGGCGCGGGTCAGCGGATTGTCATAGATCAGCTTGATGCTCGCGCCTTCTTCTTCCATTTCGGGCGGGGGCGGAGGAATGTCGCCGACGTCGAGCAGGATTTCGAGCTCGCGTTCGGTCTGCGGCGACAGCCATTCGGTTTCGCCGCGGCTCGCGCTGGGGGCGAGCAACATGCCCTGCAGGCGCGTGAGCTCGAGCACCTCGGTCGCGGTCATCCGGTCGCGGCGCTCGAGCACCAGCGACCAGACCTTTTCCAGAAAGGCATCGCGGATCGGCTCGCGCTCATTGTTGAGCAATTCCATGCCGATCGGCAGATTGCCGCCCGTCTGCAGCGGAACGACATTCGGCTGCCCGTCGAAGCCGAGCCCGCCGACATTGATCCCGCCGGGCTTGGTCTGGATCCGCGACAAGACGCCGTCCTCGGGGGTCAGCAGCGGCGGATCGACCGCCTTGTGCCCCGCGCGCAGCAGCGTCTTCATCATTTCGTTGACGGTGCGGATCGATCCCAGGACCTGCATCGCCGGCGATCGGCCGTACCGCTCGCGCGGCCCGGTGACATAGCGCGAGAAGGCGATCGGCATGCTGTTATAGCCGCCCTCGCGCAGCTGCATCTTGTCCTCGACGCAGATGTAGCGGCTCTCGAAGCGCAGGCGGCGATAATCGAACCGGCTGGGGTCGCGCTCGGCGCGCGGGCGGATGACGTGCAGGAAGGTGAATTGCTGCTCGAGCTTGTTCTCGCGGATCGCCTTCAGGATCCCCGCCGACAGATTGTCGGGCCCGAACATCTGGCGCGCCTGGCGCGCGGTGCGTTTGAACTTGCGATGCACCGTGTCGATGCGCCCGGTGAAATCCTCGTCGACATAGATCTCGGACAGGTGCAGCGCCTTGTAGAACAGGCCCTGCCCGGGGCGATGATCGGTCCAGAAGGGCCCGTTGCCATAGCTGCCGATCGAGCGGACGTTCATTCCCGCCTCGGGCTCGAAGCCGGCGGCGGGGCGATAGCGCGCGGCGAACAGCCGATCGGTCGCGAGCTCGGCCCAGCGCTGGAATGCGGGCAACTCATTGAGCGCGGCGCTGGTCGAGACGACATGCTGGTATCGCTCGCCGCGCGGGATCACCATACCGGTATAGGCGGCCTGGAAACGGTCGAGGCCGAGCGAGGCGGTATGATCGAAAATGGCGGTGCCGCGCACCGCTCCCTTCGATTTCTCGGTGAAGCCGCCCTCGCCGATCGGATTGACCCGCTCGTCGACCTCGCGCCAGATCGGCTCCCAGGGCGCGCGATCGCTCTCGAGCTCGGTCTGCTTGTGCAGGATCTCTTCGACGATCGCCGTCTCGCTCATCGCGCGCCCCGTTCCGCCGTCAGCCGAAGGTCAACTGGCCGCGCTTGAACTCGAGCTGCTGGCCCGGGCTCAGCCCGACCGGCGAACCGAGCTCGTTGACGTCGAGCGGGCGCTGCCCGTTCATCAGCCAGACATGCGTGAACTGCGTCGTGCGCGGCAGCGTGTGCGTATTGTGGACGATCGGCCGCGCAACCTGCCAGGCGCCGCCCCGGCGAACCGGGTTGGGCTCAAGCGGTGCGGGCAGCGGCTCGATGACTTTCGCCGGGCCGCGTTCGTTGCCGAGCGCGACGGTCAGCGCATCGCCCTTTTCGACCGCCGCCTTGATGGCGTCGGCCGCGCCTTCCTTCAGCTTTGCGATCGACGCGGCAGCATCGAGCTTCGGCGCGGCCGATGCACGCGGCTTGCGCGGCTTGGCGGCGGCCGCTTTCGTCGCGGCGGCGCGCGTGCCGGCATCGGCGAAGCCTTCGCGCTTGGCGGCGGCGTCGGCCGCGGCGGCCTTGTCGTCATCCTTGGCGGCAGCGGCCGCCGGGGTGGGGGTCGGTTTCGTGTCGGTCATGGCAGGCTCCTATTGGCCGACGAGGGTCTTGACGCCGGTGGCCGCGGCCTCGGCCCCGCCGGCGCCCGTCAAGATGTCCGCGGCGCCGCCACGGCGCTTGCGCAGGCTGTCTTCCTTCATCGCCGCGCGCGCGGCATCGTCGCGCGTCGGCGCGGGCGCCGGTGCGGGGATCTTGGGCTTCTTGAACAGGCCGACCGCGGCGCCGAGCGGCGAGATCAGGGCTTTGGCTACACCGGACATGGCGTCATCCTCCGAACGGATCGTAATCGGCGTCGACCGTTACGACGCTCCGCCCGCCCTGCTCCAAATAGTCGGCGCGCCCGGCGCCGGAGATCGCGCCCGACATGCGGCCCCAGCCGCTACCGACCATCAGATATTGGGCGGCGTCGTGAACGTGGCTGAACTGGTTCTTGACGGGCTTATTCTCGTATCGCCCCTCTTTGCCGGCGATCATCGTCCGCCGATATTTGTATCCGCTGTTGAAGCCGCGGCGCAGGATCTTGAGCGTCGGGCAAATCAGCAGCGCGGGCTGCCCGCCTTCGATCGTCTTGGTCAGGGGGCGCCGCACCGCCTCGAGGCGGATGGTTAGATCATTGTTCGGCACCGGCGCCGGGCGGATTTTCAGTTTCGACACGCGCGCGGCGATCTGCAGCCACGACAACTCGTTGCCGGTCCCGTCGACACCTTTTGCCGCCGAAGGATCGACGAACGCGAATTCCACCGGAAAGCCGGGGAAACGGCTCGCGAGCAGGTCGGCGAGCGCCTCGCCGAACGCCGTGGGCCCCACCGCGGCAAGTTGATCATCTTCCTCGAGGAAGGTGGCGAGCTCGGCGAGCAGGCGCGTCTGCCCGAACTTGGTATGCTGGCCGATCACGGCCGCCGGCGTCAGTCCGGCGTCGATGCCGATGCGAAGCGGCAGCCCCCGGATGGGTTCGATCGGAGCTTCGGCGACATGGCGCGAATTGCTGAACTCGGGATAGACCGGCATGCCGTCGCGCACCGCGCCGAACTTGTTGTCGACCATGCGCCGCTTTTTGTCGGGCGACATCAGCGCGGCCTGCTTGATGTAATAATTTCGGCCGCCCTTCAGATTATGAAGGTTCTCGGCGCCCGGATCCATGCCGCCGGGCTGCTCGAAAAAATCGATCAGCTTCTGCTCGCCGCCTGTCTCTTCCGCGATCGCGGCGGCGAGCTCGGGGTCGATCTTCTTGTCGACGAACAGCGAATACATGTGATTATCTTCGTCGGGCGCGTTGAAATCGCCCCAGATTTGCGCGAGCGCGCAGCCGCCCTGCACCTCGGCGGGGTAGCGGCCGACGCGACCGACACCGAACTCGAGGAGATCGGGCGGCAGCAGATCCCATTCGTTGCCCCACAGACCGGTGAGCTCGAAGCCGCGCAGCACATCCTCGACGCTATGGTCGCCGATCGCGGTGAATATCATCTCCATGTCGATCTGGTGAAAGCCGCGCTGACCCGGGCGACCGACATTGATCGTGAAATTATGCGTGCGCGGCGCCTCGCCCGACCATTTCCCGATCTCTTTCGGCACCCATTGATGCCAGGTCTTGATCAGCGTGCGGTCGAGGTTCGGATAGGTGTCGCGCACCGCGGCGATGCGGCACCGCTTGACATAGCATTTGCGCGCTTCGTCCCAGACCGGCCGCTGCGCGTGCGCCAGGCGAAAACATCGCGCGATACCTGCAACCGTCTTGCCACCGCCGACGGGCCCCATTATGCCGGTGATGAAAGCCGTGCTCGCGATGAAGGCCGACGCCTTCGGCCCCACCGGCTTCATCTGCCTGATCGCCGCCGTCATTCCCCCGACCCCATTGGTCGGGTCCGGGGTTCGCGCGCCAAAGCGGCCTTACCCCTACCCGATAGCGCGGCGTGAGCCTTCGCCGATGCGGCCATGCGGTCGAGGCGACGAAAATCGCCGGTCGCATCCGCCATGCTGCCGCCGATCGGCCCCGAAACGTGGAATGTCTCGGGCGCGACCCCCGGAAGGAGATCGGGAAGGCCGCTGGGGGGGGCCGGGGGGTGCCGCTCCGATCCGCCCGGCGAAAGGCCCCCCGGGGGGCAGTCAACGTGAAGGTGTGAAACCTGACGGGACGGGCCGGATTGCCGTGCGTTCTCAATGCGATGCGCCGACCATTCCGAATTTGTCATTCCGAACGCCCTTCATCGTCGCTCGGAGAGGCACGGAAATCCGCCGTTTCCTGATCCGCGAAGCCCATGCCGCCGAACAGGTCACCATCGGCGCCATCGGGCAGCAGCTCGCCGCCGTCGATCGTGCCGGTCGCACCGTCGAAGAAGTTGATCGTGACATCGCCCTCGAAGCGGTGCGCGACCGCGACCGGCATCTTCGACGCGAAGTAGGGCAGCAGATTGTCGTCGCACCGGATTTGCAGCTGCGCGGCCTCGAGCTTCGAGCATCCGAGCTCGGCCGCCAGCTGCTCGACCGGCCGCCCCAGGAAGCGCATCTGCGTCACCCCGGGCTGCGGCCCAAATTGCAGCAGATACTCCTGAAACGCGCGGTTCTGGCGGTTTTTCGACCCCGGCTTGCGGCCGCCCTCGCCCTTCAGCCTGCGATGCTCCTGGACGGCCTTGTGCAGGTCGCCGCCGTTCGCCAGCTGCAGCTGCAGGATCTCGGCGGCGTCGGGAAGCGACACATAGGCATCGCTTTCGGCCAGGTCGGGCACCGGCGGCAGGTCGCCATCGGCGAGCAGCGACAGCTGCGCGGCCTCGCGTTCGGCCTGCGCCTGGTCGAACTCGCGCCGCGTCGCGTCGATCGCGGCGCGGCCGCCGTCGCCCTCGCCGCCGAAAAAATCGCCCGCCTCGCCCGCGCTCGACACCCCAAATCACCCCTAGATTGACCAAGAGGCGAAGCGGCTACCATGGGCCGCGCGAGCTGCTCCAAATAGGTCGCGCGGCGAGCTCGCGGCCGAGCGTTACCTCGTTACCAAAGGCGGAAAGCGGAGGTAACGCCAAAAGGTAACGCTTAACTCTATGATAATTAAGCAAAATAGATACATGTTACCAGTGTTACCGATTATATCCCTATCCCTATACGTGCGCGCGCCCGCGCGTGCGCGCATGCATATGACACGCGCGCGAAGGCGGTAACGAAGTAACGCGCGCAATTTTATTAGCGATTTCCGATAGATCGGCGTTACTTTTCGCCGTTACCGAGGGCGTTACCACCCCTCACCCAGGCGGTAACAGACACCCGCGCCGCCCTTGGCCTCTTGCATGCATCGAAAGGGGTAGGGGCGCAAGCGATATGGAGCGATTGACTGCCCGGAGACGGGGTCGGGGCGATCGGGCGCGGGGAAGATCATGAGGACGCGGCCGCACCGGCGCGCTGCGCGCGCCTGGCCGCGACGGGAAAGGGGATAAGGACAGCGGCCGCACCGCCCCGCATCGCTTTTCGATCTAAAGATCGAACGCGACGCGCGGCTGGCCGCTGAATTTACATGGAATTTACGCCCTTCAGCGGCTCGAGAGGACCGCCGCGATCACCTCTTCGCGAACATCGCTGCGCCAGCCGTTTATCACCGTGTCGGCCTGTTTGGTGCGTTCGCTCGGCTCGAGCAGGCCGCGGAACGCCAGCGCGATCGCGCGGTGCGCGACCTTCTGCTGCGCCAGGCACGTTCCCAACACCGCCGTCGCGATCGTCTCGGCGGGCTCGCGGCTCTTGCTGAATTTCACCTTCGCCGCGGCTATGCAGTCGTTCCATCGCGCGCCCTGCGCCTTGGCGACCGTCATGGCGACATCGCGATCCTCTTTGGTCCAGGGGGTCTTTGCCTCGAGCTCATCGACCGTCGGCAACGTCTGCAGCAGCAATGCGAACATCAAGGACATGGCGCGTTCTCCCCTCGCCTAGCTGCCACAACGGGGTCGGGGCGGTCAACGGCGGGGCCACCAGCGGACGCGGTGCGAGGGGAACAGCGGGTCGGGCGGTGGGCCGCTGCGCTTCTTCGCCTTCGACCGCGCCCCGAAATAGATCGCCGCGACGATGTCGGTCGTCGTGGTGTGCGGCTGCGGCGGCCGATCACATGGTGTCAGCTTGACGCGGCCGCGCACGCCGCACGCGGTGCAGCGGAAATGCGCAGCCGCGGCCGCCAGCGTCATCGGTCGGCCACGCGCAGCGAACAGCTCCCAAATGATGGTGTCGACGTGCGCGACATGGGCGCACGCCTCGCACCGGGCGCTGATATCCTGCCCGGCATCGTCCAGATCTTTCAGGGTGACCGACTCGCGCAGCATCGTGCGAGCCTAGAACATTATAGGAACATCAGGGCAATATGGAACAGACGGGAGCAGGTTGCCGAGCGCCCTCTAAGATCACCGCCCTATCAAATGCGTCGGCTGGCCGGGGCGTGATTTTCACAAATCGATCAGCCAGCCAAGGCCCCTCGCTTTCGATAAATCCGAGCGCGAGCGCGCGTTTAGGTCCGATCATCGCCCCCAAGTTATTGACAGTGTAGCAGCGACCAGCATGCACACGGAGCGATCTATCCCCGTTCTCGAGATAGAAATGATCGCCGACGCGCGCGACAAGCCTGCGACCTCGTCCGCCACGGATGCAAAGGGCCAAGTCGCCGAGCCGCCAATCCATCACCGTCCCTTCCCTCTCAACCGCCGGCGCCGACGCTTCGACACCGGCTCCTCGCCGATCGCGTAGATGACATCGCGCCGGTCGACCGTGCGGAGCAGGCCGAACCACGCCCAGGGCGCCATCACGATCGCGCGCCAGCGCTTCATCGCCGACGCCCCAGCCGTTTGGGCTGGCGGGGGATCGCGTATGTCGTGACTTTCTGCGTGTCCAAGGTCAAAACCCGCATGACCGCAGGCACCTTGCCCCCGGGCCATGCACTAGGAAGCTTCTCGTTGACCGGCGACGTGCCGCGAAGGGCCGATCTCGGATTGCAGCGCGAGCAATCATAACTAAAACCAGCCTCGACACTTCGTTTGCAATGCGGGCAGGGCTTCGTACTGCCCATCATGCGCTGTCCGTCCCACTGGCAGCTGCAGCAATGGTAGCGGACCTTGCTCACAGCAGCGCGCTCTGCTCGCCCGCCGGCGCGTTCGCCAGCTGCAGATAGACCTCGCCATGGCAATCGGGGTGGCCGATCGGGCACCAGCAGGCGATATTCTTGCCGCGCAGCGCCGACAGGTCGCGTCCCTCGATGTCGCGCCGGAACAGCTCGACCGCGCGCGCATGCACGTTCGCCCAGCTGGTCGGCGTGTCCCACCCGCCGGCATCGTTCCAGATCTCGCCGCCCGGGCCCATCAACAGCGGCGCCCCGTCGGCGTCGCGCTCGACCTGGTAAGGATTTTCCCACTCGGTTCCGCGATGCACGCGTACGCTGTTGTCGGGCAGGCGAAAATCGCGCAGGTTCGACAGCTGCACGCGCTCGGGCCGCTTCGCCATCACACGCGCTCCATCTCGGCTTCGGCGTCCGCGATCAGCGGATCGTCGTCGGCGCCGAGCTCGAGCACGTCGACCGGCACCAGCGTGCATTTCGCCGGCGCATTGCCGATCCGCTGCGTTTGATTGGGCAGCGCGCCCTTCAGCCGCTTCAGCGCCTGCGACCAGACGCCCGCGGCCCATCGCTCGCCCTCGAATTGCCGCGCAAGCCCCTGGTGCTTACTCGCGATCGCGACATATTGCCGCCCCGGCGTCGGCCGCGGTCGCCCGTCATCGACCGCGCCGGGCTTTGCCGCGCCGGCGACGATGACCTTCATGCCGATCTTCTCGAGCATCTTGTTCGCCGCACGCTTCTGCCCCGCAATCTCCTCGAGGCTATCAGACCCCCACATCGCATCGGGCTCCGGCTGCGCCGCCTGCCATAGCCAGGAGGAGACGAGCCGCGGCGTGCCATGCCCCTGCAAATTGACCAGCGTCGACATCAGGTGCCGCACGCACAGCTCGGCCTCGCTCTCATTGTCGGCCGCTTCGGCCAGCGTCGAGATCGACAGGCGATCGCCCCAGGCGAAAATCTCGCTCGCGTCGACCTCTTCGGCGTTGAGCACCATATGCGCCGCGGCGAGCAGCGTGCCGAACTGGTCGGCGACGCGGCCGCCATGCCCACCATTGTCGATCAGCGTATTCTTGTAGCTGGCGAGCATCTTGGGCCACCACCGCCACAGGTCGACGAACTCGCGGCGCAGCTGCGCCCCGATCGCCGCGATCTCGCGCTTGTCCATCTCGGGTTCGCGCAGCTCGCCGGGTAGCTCGCCAAGCTCGAGCACGGCCAGGCGGCTCTTGTCCTGCGGCGGTATCGGCGGGACGAGGATCGACGTGAACAGGAAACAGGTGCGCGCCTTGAAATTATGGCCCTTATGGTCCTGCCCGCCGCGCAGCAGGTCGCCCTGCGACGACGCCGCGAGGCGCGCCAGGCGCACGAGCGCGAGGATCTTGCTGTTGTTCGCGTCGGCCTCCGCCTCGTCGATCGCGACCGGCAGCGATTGCTGCCCCAGCACCTGGCGCACGCCCGCCTCCGTCGCGTCGGGCGACTGCAGCAGCCCCCCGTCGCCGAGCAGATAGGCGAGCAGCTTCTGCAGCGCGCTCTTGCCCGTCGCCTTGTCGCCGGTGATCCAGACCAGCGGCCGATAATCGAACGCGCCGCCGAACGGCGCACACATGATCCAGCCGATCAGCAGATGCGGATCGATGTCGGGCCGCGCCCAGTTCCAGGTGCGGATCAGCTCGAATATCAGCGCGCCGGCGCCGATGTCGTCGGCGATCTCGATCCCCCGCGTGCGAAGGCTGGCGACCAGCTTGGGCGCCAGATCGACCGCCGCCTTGCCGGCGACGCCATGGCCCGCGGGCTTCGGGCCGGGGGGCGCGGTCGGATAGACCATGCCATGATATTCGCCGGGCCGTTTCCACGCCCCGTCGATCAGCACATGGTTCCCGCTATGGAGGATCAGTGCGCCGTCATCGCCCAGCCAGGCGCCGCGGCCGCGCACCTTTTCGCGCATGTCCCACACGCCCTTCGACGCGGCGACGTCCATCAACAGCATCGCGACGTCGTCGGGGCGCCAGCCGGTGATGATCCATTCGGTGATTTCCTCGCCCGTTTCCTTGTCGAGCCGCTTCACTTCCTTTTTGCGCGGCCATGTCTCGATCAGATACTGGCTGTCGGGCGCGAACATCGCGACGATATGCTTGTTGGCGACCTTGTCGGCCGCCAGCCCGCGCAGCTCGCCCAGCGTCGTCAGGAAATAGAAAATCCCGTCATGCGTGCCGACCGGCACGACGGGGCAATCGTCGGGCATCACGCGCGGCGGACCGAAACCGCCCCCCTGATCGTCGCCGGCGTCGTCGTCGATCGGCGGCTCGTAAATATCCTCGAGCGCGGCGCGTACCTGCTCGATCCCCTCATTCGCCATTATCAGGCCGCTCCCCGCATATCAGTCAGCACATTCAAATCTTTCACGCCCTTCGGCGGGGTCACGAAACACACCCGCCGCCCTGCTGCGCGATGATGCGTCACCGCCCGCTTCATCGCCTGGTCGGCCTTCGAACCCGGGGGATCATTCTGTTTCAGGATGATCAGCCGCCCGATCTGCGGCGGCAGTTCGAGCGCGGCGAGGTTGCCGAGCGCGATCATCGCGATGATGCGAAGCGACGGGTCCGCCATCGCGGCGGTCAGCCCGTCCTCGATGCCCTCGCTGACATAGACGTCGGTGCCGTCGGCGACGTCGCGCAGCGGACAGGCCTGCACGCCCTTCCACACCGGAATATGCCCGCCAAGATACTTGCCGCGCACCTTCTTCGCGTCGTTCGGCCGCCCGCGATCGTCGAGGCCGAGTTCGGCCGCGCCGGCCTTGTCGCTGCCGTCGAGCTTCAGCCAGGTGCGGTGCGTCGCGATATGCTCGCCGGCCAGGTTGGTGATCATCGACACCATCGCCGGCAGCCGCGGCGCCTGGTCGCCCCAGCCATATTGCAGCTCGGGATTGAACCGGATCGCCCCCGGCGCGCGGCCCAGCGCGGCGAGATCGATGCCGCGGCGCTTCAGATAGGTGTCGACCAGGTCGCCGCGCTGGAGCGGCGCCGCCTTGTGCCACATGCGCCGCGCGCCCTTGCGCGCTTTTTCATCCTCGATCGCGGCGGCGCGCGCTTTCTCTTCGGCGTGCGCCTTCGCCTGCAGCTTGACCCGCTCGACCCGCCCCGGGTCGCTATCGTCGAGGTCGAGCCAGCCCTTCGCCCACGCGACCGCGCGCTTGATGTCGCCGCCGAACAGGACGAGCGAGACGAGCTTCAGCGCGTCGCCCTTGTCGTCGCCCCCGGCGAAATCGACCCACCAGCCGCGCCGCGAACCCGCGCCGACATGGATGCGCAGGCTCTGCCCGGGCTCGCCATGGATCGACCCGACGCACATTTCCTTGCCGTTCTTCACCGCATTGGGCAGCAGCTCGCCGACCAGACTTTCGATCCGCTGCTCGAGCAGCGCCTCGATTTCGCTGACCTCGATCAACGGCCGCCGTGATTGCCCGCCCGCCACGCGTCAGGCTTTCCGGTCGAGCGCGATATGCGGAAAGAACTGGCGGATCCGCGCCGCCAGCTCGGCGCACGCGTCGCGCTGCGCCTTCAGTCGCGCGGCGTCGCGCGGGTCGGGGCGATCGTCGAGATAGCTCACCATGTTGATGACCGACGTCCGCGACATGCCCGAACGCAGCGCGATATCGTCATAGGACAGCCCGGCGTCCCATAGATCGAGCACCGCGCGCTCGATCGGCTGCAGCGGATCCTCGCCGGTGTTTTCATACGCGCCCGTCGCGCTGTCCAGGTGGAAGCGCTTGGGCGATCCTTTCCCCCCCGCGGCCATTAGGGGCCGGTCCGATAGCGCGTGACCATCAGCCGCTGTCCCGATCGAACGCCGCCAGCGACGCGGCGCGCATCGGTATATCGATCGCGACCGACAGCGCATCGCGCAAGGCAATGGCCGTGTCGAGCGGTAGCGCCACGCACTCTCCGTCATGCGTCAGGACGACGGCATTCTCGCGCGCGCTCCACGCCGCGCCGATGAACAGCCCCCCAGGCAGACCAGCCGCCGCCGGGCCATCCACGACGATATTATCCGGCGCCAGTTTCTGACCTGACTGGGGGGCATCGGTACCGGCCATCACGCCGCTTCCGATTGCGCGATATCATTTCCTGCAGGCACGCCCGGGCGATAGAAATCGCCGGCGTCGAGCCCCGGCACCAGCGCGACCAGCTTCAGCATCAACCCCTTCGACGGGATGCGATTGCCATGCTCCCAGCCGTGCCAGGTCATGCGACCGACGTCGATTTCCGCGCCGACCGCCTCCATGGAGGCATCGCCACGATATTTTGCGAGCTTCTGCGCACCGAGATTAACCATGGCGCGCTTGTAAGCGTTTCATTTACATTTTGACAAGCCCCCGTAAGCGCTCCATGGCTCACTATATGTCAGCAGATGTTTTACATTTCGCGGCTATGGACGACAATCCGAACCGTATCCGCGAATGGCGCCTGGCGCGCGACCTGTCGCAACAGGCGCTGGCAGACATTATCGGCTGCAGCAAGATGCAGATCTCCGGTCTCGAGCGCGGCGCGCCAAAGCTCGACCTCGAATGGATGCGCCGCCTTGCCGACGCGCTCGAGATCACGCCGGCGGACCTGCTGCCGGCCGACGACAACCCGCGCGCGCTAAGCGACGAAGAATGGGCACTGATCCAGCAATATCGCGCGGCCGACGACCGCGGGCGCGACGAGCTTCAGCGCGTTGCCGATGTCCTGCTGCCTTTCCGGGGCCCGAACGGCGCGGGCGGCCGCGACGCTGCGTGACCTGCGCATGGCTGCACTGCCGCAATCCTTGCCAGATTGGCACAAAATCCTTGATTTCCTTACAAATCTGGCTCGGTTCGTCGCAAAATCGTTCCTGCCCCGTTCCGCTTTGTAAGCGTATTGCTTATTTTTCCGCTTGACCGTGTAAGCATTTCGTTTACGTAATCGCCTCCGTTGAACCAACGGAGGGCATCATGCACCATCCCATTTTCGTCCAGGCCGTGCGCTTGCCGCCGACCTACGGCGTTGGCGATATCGTCCGCCGCCTGGGTCAGGAGCAGCACGGCACGCGCGTGCGCAGCCTGAACTGGCAGCTCGGCTATATCCGCGACCTGATCGCCCAGGCGCGCTTTCCCCAACCGCTGCCACTACCCATCCGCGATCGCGCGACCGGCACCCGCACGCTGTCGGCCGACGTCCATCGCGGCAGCCGTTGGCCGCGCCAGCTGGTCGACCAGTGGTTCGAAGATCTTCTGCCTCCCGGCGCCGGCGCGGCCGACGCTGCCGAGCAGCGCGCCGGCGAAGCGATCATGGACGAACGCGCCCGGGCGCTAGGCCTCCATATGATCGATGGCGGCGCGGCATGACCGCGATCAATCCCGATCCGCACGGCTTCACCGGGATGACCGCGCTCGAGCGCGCGATCATGGCCGAATGGGATGCCGGCCTGTCGTTCAAGCGCATCGCGCTCAAGCTCGGCTGCCCGCCCCGCCGCGTCGAACTCACCGTCAGCAACTACGACGGCAAGGCCGACCACGCCTTCGCCTGTCGCGACGCGAAACAGGGCAGCGAGCAACTGCTCGCCGCGATCGCGCGCCACCACCCCGAAAGGATCGCAGCATGAACACTCCCAAAGGCTTTGCCGCCATGCCAACCGCGCGATTTCTTCGCGGCGACGAAGACCCTGACGTCCGGGCCAACAATCAATGCCGGCGGATCGGCGACACGCATTTCTGCGTCGGCGCACAGCTCTCGCTCGGCCACGCCGGCGACGGTGCCGAAAACGACACCGGGGTCGGCCTGCTCTTCGTGACCAACAGGGGGGGGGGAGCACGGTTATTCCGTCGCCCTGACCAGCAAGGCCATGCGCGGCCTCGCCGGCGCGCTCGAGGAAATGGCCTCCATGGTCGACGCGTCAGCCGCGAAGTCGGCGGCGGCGGCCCTCGATCGCGCGAAAGGAGCCGGTAAATGAACGGCGGCCTTTCCCAGGACGTGCGCGTGCTGCGCTCGATCCGCTCCGACATGGACGATGATCAGGCGCGCAAGATCCTCCGCCGCATCGACGAGCAGTTGCAGCCGCCCGTCACCGCACCGGCGGAAGACCGTCAAGCCGACGAAGACGCGGCCGATACCGCTGCCTTCCCGCTCGATCTCGCGATCTTTTGCGCCGTCGCCGTCGCGTTCATCATCTGGCGCCACGCCCCTTGGGCGGCCGATCTCCTCGAACGGGCCGCGCGATGACCCGCCGCGAGGAGGCCGCCATCCTGGCCTGCGCGATCTCGATCCTGTTCGCCGGCGTCGCGATCGGTGCGTCCACCGTCGCCACCCACTTCATCCCCGCCCCGCAGCCGTCGATCGACGACGGCGCGGTCGACTTTTCAACCCAGCCAGAAGGAGTTCAAAATGGCTGATCAAGCGAGTGCCGATCCGTGGATCGGAAAATTCGTCGTCGTGCGCTGCAGCGCCGCCGGCGTCCACGCCGGCAAGCTGGTGAAGCACGAGGGCAATGCCGTCGAGCTCACCGAAAGCCGGCGCCTCTGGTACTGGAAGGTGGCGAACAAGGGCGCCTTCCTGTCCGGGGTTGCAACCGAAGGCCTCGATCATGAGCAGAGCAAAGTCGGCGCCCCGATCGACGTTCGCCTGACCGACGTCTGCGAGGTGATCCCCTGCAACGAGAAGGCTGCGGAGAACATCGCCGCTGCGCCGACCTATGGGCCGCGCTGATGCAAACAAAGGGGCATCCGGCTACGGCTACGGCGACGGCTACGGCGACGGCTACGGCTCCGGCGACGGCGACGGCTACGGCTCCGGCGACGGCTCCGGCTACGGCTCCGGCGACGGCTCCGGCTACGGCTACGGCGACGGCTCCGGCTACGGCTACGGCTACGGCTCCGGCTACGGCTCCGGCTACGGCTCCGGCTAGCCCGATGCCTTCGCCAATTTTGGATGGGAGGGGCGTTGCCCCTCCCATCAACGCGGGCCTGCCCCGCCGGCATCAGCGCTCGCGTCGCAAGGGCGCGCGGACGCCCGAAGGTGTCCTCTACTGCGGTCGGCCGACCGATCGCGGCAACCCCTTCCATTTCAAGCGGGTCGGCGGCCATGCGCGCAGCGTCGGCCTCTACAAGGCATGGCTTGAGCGCCGCCTCGGGGCGTTGACGCTCGGTCGCCTGGGGTATTGCCCCGCTGAAATCGAAGCGCTTTTCCGCATGCGCCACAGGCTCGAGGCCGAACTGCCTCGCCTCGTCGGCGTCGATCTTCAATGCTGGTGCCCGCTCACCAGCCGCTGGTGCCATGTCGACGTCCTGATCGCGCATGTCGCCCGCATTTATGGCGGAAGGATCGCTGCATGATCGCCTTCCGCGTCAACCCTAAGATTTGCACCAAGGCGCTGCACGGAAAGCCCGGCATCTGCCGGTGCGTTCGCTGCCGCCCCGATCTCCATCTTCCCGCTTCCGATGCGCATGGTCCCGCATCGGACGCCGCCGCCCGTCACTTCCCCCCGCCGGGCGGCGGCAATCCCCCTCCGTCCGACGGCGCGTGTCTTGCAGGCGCGCCGCTGGATCCTGCCGCCGATCGGAGCCTTCCCCTTTCAGGAAATCCGGTCGGCGGCCTTTGTCTTCACCCTGAAAGGAGTAGCGATCAATGAGCTGGGAAAGCATCGACAACGTCAAGCCGACGAAAGACACTACCCCCCCCCATGGCCTCCGCATTTCGTCGCGCGGACTGAACGTCACGAGGGGCGGCAAGCCGAAGGGCGAAACCCGCTTCATCAAGATCGGCATCGGCAAGGATCTGGCGCGCAAGCTGGCACTGACCGGCGACGCCGTCGGCGTCCGCATCCTGTTCGGCAGCGCCGAGAATGCGGGCCGGATCAAGATCAGCGTCGATGCGACCACCGGCAATTTCACCGCCAAGCGCGACGCCGGCGGCAACTACAATCTGACGATCAACAAGGCGTCGGCCGAAGGGCGCTTCGCGCTCGACTTTCCCCCCTTCAGCATCAACGCCGTCGAGGCGCTCCGCCCGCAAAACGGCCAGCCGCCGCACTGTGTCTTCAAGGCAAGCGCCGAAATGCTGGCGGTGGACGGCTGACATGAGCACCGCCCCGATCACCGGCGAGGATCCGACCTTCACCAGCTGGGCCGAGGTCGAGGCTTGGGAGCGCGACCGCGTCGCCAAATGCTGCGCGATGGGGCCGCATGCGCTCAATCCGGTCGGCCTGCTCCTCGCGACGGCCGACCGCATCACCCGCGTCCGCGCCGCGCACGCGCATCTGGCACCGGCGCGATGAGCGCGCCGATCCACCGGCATATCCGCACTGTCGAGCGTGAACTCGCGGCCCTCGATCGCGCGCTCGGGCCGCTCGACTATGGCGACATTTCGGGCTGGCACCGGCGCCGCGCGGCCGAAACGACCGCCATGTGCGAACGGCTCGCGCAATCCACCGGCGCCCGCGTCACCGAACGCTGGGACGGCGCCAGGGTGCGCATCGACGGGATCGCCGCGACGAGCACCACCGGGGCGGCGAGCGCCCTGCGCAATTGGCTGAAGAAGGCGAAGGAGCGCGCATGATCCACGATCTCGAAATCAAATCCGCCGGCAGCGAGGATCTCGCGCAGCAGGCGCTCGCCGCGATCCAGTCGCCGGCGATCGCCGAGCTGCTGCAGTTCCGGCTCGCGCATTTCGACAAGGGCCACGACGCCGGCGCCGACGACGCGATCGGCTACGCCGAAATGCTCCGCAAGGTCGAGGCCTACTACCTCACCCCGATGCGCGAGCGCACCCACGGCCGCGCCACCGCGGGCGAGCTGCAGGGCGCCCGCCGCGCCGCGCTGAAGCTCGGCGCCCTGCTGCTCGCCTTCGCCGACAAGATCCAGCGCGACCCGCGCAGCCAAGAGGAGGAATGAATATGCGTTTCAGGACCGGCATTGAGCGAGGATCCGCCCTCGCGGCGGCGCTCGCATCACGTGCGGACATGCTCTCCAATCGCGGTTTTGGCTTCAGCGCCATTCAAGCGGCGATCGATCAGTCGCGGAAGGCCGGGAAAAAGAACATCGCCCGCTCGAAATACATGCCGCACCAAGGGCCGCGCGAGATCGCGAGGCGACTGCGTCAGGCCGAACGCGACCGCCGCTAGACCCCATTCGCGCGCCCCACCGCGCGGAGGCGGGCGGCGTTCCGTGATACCCGCCGCCCGCCGAATTTCCCCAAGTAGAAAGGAGAATGACATGCCCGACGCAGACGCAATGAACGCCGCCATCGAGGGCAGCGAAGGCGCGACCGGCACGCCGATGGTCGACAGCACCAGCGACGATCGCACCGTCAACAACGTGATGCGCCACGGCTACCGCGTCCTCTCGGACGAGGAAAAGGCCCAGATGCAGGCGGTCAAGGATCAGGGGCTCGCGTTCTGGGAATTCATCGACGGGATCGGCGGCAGCCCCGAGCTCGCGCTTGCCAAGACCAAGATCGAGGAAGCCGTCATGTGGGCGGTGAAGCACATCACCGCCTGACCCGATCGACCGCACGGTGCGGCGATGGCCGGCGGCGTACCCGTTCGCCGCCGGCCTTTTCATTCCAAAGGATCCGACATGACCAATCCCTATTTCGGCCCCGTCCACGACCTGATCGTCGACGCCGCCATCAACGCGATCGATGATCTGCGCAGCAAGGGCTACGTCGACCACGACAGCCGCCAATATTTCATGAACGCCTGCGGCGCGGCCTTCGACGCCCACATCGCCCCGCGCGAAACCGCCCCGGAAAGCGAGCGCCCGGAGTTTCTCGGATGAACGGGCAACAATCCCCCGTAGCGGAACAGTGCCGCCTGCTGATCACCGCTGCTGGACAAGCCGGCTTCGCCGTTGGCGAAGTGCTCGATCATTATCGCGACGCCGTCGACGGTAACGAGGTTTCGCGCTTCAGCGGCGAGACGGTCGAGATCATGGCCGACGCGCTGCAGTCCGTCCTGCAATTCGAAATGGCGGCGATCGACATCGCGATCGCGCGCCAGGACGAAGATGCGCCGGCACGCAAGCGATTGTCCGAACAGCACGCGGATCTCAATCAGCTGCTTGGCGCGGTACAGCGCTATCTCGATGGGTGGATCGCATGACCGCCCCCGAAGACTTCAGCTTCGATCAGGTCACCTTCGCGCCGATCGACGACACGGCGAAAGTTGAGGGACAGCGGCACCTGGTCCGCAAAGGCGAATGGTATGCGGCCGCGATCTGGACCGGCGACATGTGGGCTTATCCGCCCAAGCTCGAGGGCGGCGCGATCGTCCAGCTCGACTTCGAACCGACGCACTACGAGGTGAAACCATGAGCGCGACCGATCTGCAGGGGGACTTCTACACGCCCCCGCCGCATGGATGGACCTGCTTTCACTGCGGCGAAACATTCACGACGCCGGGTGCCGCGCGTGACCACTTCGGGTTTGATCCGTCGTTCGATCCAGCATGTCGGATCAAGGTCGGCGAGGAGCGAGGGCTGGTGATGAAGCTGCGCCGCGTCGAGGCAAAATATATGAAGCTGCTCGAGGAGACGTGCGATGAGGACGGAGCGGTCGCTCGCGAATTCTACGCGCTCGGCGCGAAGCACGAGATCGATAAGCGCAAGGCTGAAGAGGAAGGCTATCGCAAGGGCCTCCGCGACGGCCGCAACGAAAAGCCTGTGATCGGCGGCAGCGTCGAGATCACAATCCCTAGCATTTCCGCCAAACTTGACACCGGCGAAACGCCCGCCGGATAAAGCGGCGCCAGAGGTGGACCATGAAATTGAACGTCAAAGGCCTGGTCGGCAAGACGACCCGGGGCGGCATCCGCTACTATTGGGAGCCCAACGGGCCCGAGCGCAAGGCGGGCTGGGGCAGCATGCCGCTGGGGCTCGACCTGGTCGCGGCCGTCACCGCAGCCGAGAAGCGCAACGCCGAAATCGCCGAGTGGCGCAGCGGCGGCGCCAGGCCCGCGGCCGTCAAGAAGGCGGTGAAGCGCCAGACCTTCGGCGCGATGCTCCGGGCCTATCGCGAACAGCGGCTGCCGATGCTCGCCGCATCTACGCAGCGCACCGCCAAGACCCCGCTCGATCGCCTCGAGGCGTGGGCCGGCGACATGCCGACGACATGGGTCACGCGCCAGCGCGTGCGGAAACTGCGCGACGCGATTGCGCCCTTCGATCCGGTCACGAAAACCTATGGCGGGCTCGGTCACCAGGCCGCTTTCCATGTGCTCGAGCAAGGCCGCACCGTCTGCAAATGGGGCGAGGCTGAAGGCTTTATCGCCGACAACCCCTTTACGTCGTTCGGCCTGGGCAAGCCCGCCCCGCGCGACGTCATATGGGAGGATCATCACCGCCAGGCGTTCGTCGACGCCGCGCTGGCGCTCGACCCGCCGATCCCGTCGATCGCGCTCGCGATCGAAATCGGCCTCTACATCGGCCAGCGCCAGGCCGACGTGCTGAAGCTTTCGCGGAGCAGCTGGAAGCCGATCCCCGAGCGCAAGTTCCGCAACCGCCCCGATCTATATCACCAGCTGCTGCAGGATCCCGCGGCGCAGGATCCGAACGGGCTCAACCCGGGCGAGGTGATGGGCCTCTATGTTCGCCAGGGAAAGACCAGCCGCCATGTCGGCATCCCGATCGAGGGCGACATGCGCCGGCGTGTCGAGGCGGCGATCGCCGGCAACACGACGTCGACGGCGATCGTCGTCTGCGAGCGCACCGGGCAGCCGTGGGTGCAGGATAATTTTCAGCACAACATCGTGCGGACGCGCGAGAAGGCTATCGAGCTGGCGACCAAGGCAGGCGACGAGCAGCTCGCGGCCGACCTTGCGCTGCTGCAGTTCAAGGATCTGCGCCGCAGTTGCGTCGTCATCCTGGGCGAGCTCGGCCTCGAGCCCGGCCAGATCGCCGGCGTCACCGGCCACAAGCTCGCAACCGTGCTCGCGATCCTCGAGGTTTACATGCCCCGCACCGAAGCGATGGCGGCCGCGGCCGTCGTCGCCCGCCTCGAGGACCGCCGACCGCCGGCGGCCGAGCAAGCACAGCATGAGGCCACCGGCTGATGGGCGTCAACGTCTTCATTCAGACGGTCGCGGGCGTGGATCACCCAGATTGGGACTGGATCCGGCAATCAGGCGATCGTGCGTTCTGGGACGTCTGCGAGGGGCTCGAGTTCGATCAGCACGAGGCAGAGGGTTTTCCTTGGCTAGACGATCGATTTTGGGTGCGACCGAAAGACTTCGCGGCCTTCCGAGATGCCCCCTGGCCTGACGACTACGCCAGAAGGCGATACCATCTCGCTGCGGATCTGTTGGAGGCGAACCCCGATTATTGGCTGTACTTCAGCTACTGAAGCGACACGTATTCGGAATTCCGAATTCGGAAAGTTCGGAATGAAAGTTTCATCTGAAACAAAAATCCCGCCAACTCATTGAGAAGGCGGGATTATTTTGGTTGCGGGAGTAGGATTTGAACCTACGACCTTCAGGTTATGAGCCTGACGAGCTACCGGGCTGCTCCATCCCGCGTCAACCAATATACGGCGCCTTTCGGGCCGCCAAAAACAGCAAAAGGCCGGCATCGCTGCCGGCCTCTAACTTTGTGAATGGGTTTCCGTTTCGACCTTACGTCGGCTGCAAT